CTATATTTAACTTGAAAACACAACTACTATTATTATTTACTCTGATAAACTTACTACTGCAAATACCTAATAATCTCCCTATTGCCTTGTTCTTGCCATTCCCAAGGACTGAGCAACCTACTGTTGTTAACAACAATTGAATAACAGCCATCGCCCGCTTTCGCGGGCTTTGGTTCGTTGTGTTCTTTCTTCGGTGAACACCACGCCGAACAACAATGGCTAAAGCCTTCAAAAATTATGCAGACTTCAACACCGTAACGGTGACTGGTCGCATTCATAATGCAGAAATCCCCCAAGGGCGTGATTTTCTTGCAGTGACTGTGATCACAAACTTGGAGACTGAAGGTGGTCAAATGACTGTTACCTTCAATAACTCCAATGGTTTGAAGAGCTTATTTGAAAAAGGCTTTCTCCCTGTAGGTCGAGTAGTTACAGTAACTGGCCGTATTAACGGTGTTACTGAAGTCTATCAAGACAATAACGGCGATCTACTGACCCTTAAGTATCCACGGATTCACCTCACTGGTGTACAAATCCTGGATGGAGGCCTTGGACCTATGCCTGAATCTTCACGTAATGCTTCACGTAAAATTACCTCTAAGGTAATCAGAAGAGAAGCTATGGAGCCTAAGGTAGATCCAACACCGTCCTTAATGGATGATGTTTATTCTGCAGAAATGGAAAGTGCTGAAGAGAATTCAGAGCAATCTGAAACTCTTATGGCTACTCCTCCATCAGTATCTGCAAAAGAAGCTCTTGAAGAGCTAAATCTAGAAGCTGCTCCCTTCTAGAATATTTACAGGCCTTGTCTTATGACAAGGTCTTATTTTTATTTTTTTGATAGAGGACTTATTATGTTTGAATTTTACATTGCTCTTACTGTAACAATTACCGTAATTGCATATATCACTTGGGGACTTACCAAAAGTGAGTGACAAAATAGATACACAAGGCCAATCTATTGAGACTTCATCAAATCCTTTGACTAAGCCGAATATTGATCCTTATAATTATCCAATACAGGATGTGCCAGTGCGTACTGTATTTACTCCAAAAGAACGAGAAGAGCTTAAGGCAATCATTAAGGAATGCTTAAGAGAGTTTCATTATACAACTACTTAATTATTTAAATTTAGAATTTACCCATCAATAACTCTCCAGCAAATCTGCCTTTTATTCCTAAATTATTTAATGACTGTTCAGCTTCTGGACGAACCATAATTAATGGATTATCACGAACATTGCTTCTTTTCTCATTTGGTATAGGAGTCACATTACTGTATGCAAGCTTCATTATTCGATTAGCTTCATCTTTAGTTACTCCATATTTCTGTTGTAAAGCATCTCTATTTCTATTAGCAAATGTTACTTGACCTCTACCTGGGGAAATGTCAGTACTGACTAAATCATTAACTGGTATTCCTAATAAATCTGCATTTGCTTGCCTAAATGCTACCTCTTGAGGTAAATTATAAGCAATATCAGTAATTTGCTGTGCTGGTAAAACTATTTGTTCAACAAATCTACCAGAAGCTTGCTTAGGATTTAATCCAATAAGTTCATTTACTTGTTGCCCAAAGTAATCTGGTTGCTTACTTCCACTAATAGGATTTATATGTGCATTCATTCCAGGGCTATCTTGATGAGCCATGGCTGATAAAGCAGTAAAATCACCATAATTACTACCAAATGGAACTCTTTCAGCTACTCGCTGTAGAAATTCCATTCCCTGTTCAATAGGTAATGTTTGAGCATATGCATATGCTGCTTCGATAGGAACATTATGATGACCTTGTACAACATAAGGTGCATAGTTAGCACTAGTCTGTCTCTTAACTATCTGATTTTGTAATTGTTCATACCAAGGCTTGAAATACTTCCTAGGATTATCAACTACAGCTTGACTACCTAAAACTGAGGGAGCAAATGTCATGTCTGGTTGAGAACCAATAGTCCTCATTACACGCTTTGCTTGTTCATCAGAAATTAAGTTTTCTCTAGCAGCAGCTCTAGTTAAAACTTCAGTTAATACTAAGCTGTCACGATACTCTTGATTCACGCATATAATTAACGCCGGAAATTACCCCGGAGTTCTCAACATCATCCCCTTAATCCTATCTAATTCTTAACAACAACTAAAATAGAATTAGCTTACTAACTATCAATTAATTAATTACATTCATGAGAAAGTTTGCCGGTGAATTATTTGTAGGAATGCAAATGACACCCTCTAATAAAAACCAAGTTGTGCATGCCTTTGATGTAGATGACACACTGACCCGTAAGCCTGAAAATTTTGATAACACTGGCTTAACTAAAGATGAATTCTTCGATGCTGCACGTCAATTTCCTGCTGACCCTGCTTTGGTTGAGCTTGCCCAACTTTTACATAGCAAGGGTGATTCAATCGCTATTGCTACGGCTCGTCCTGCCAATCGCTTATTGGAAACTATTGACTGGCTTAAACGTCATAATGTTCCCTTTGATCAAATTATGTTATCAACTGGCAGAGAACCTTCCGGTATAGCTAAGCAAGCAATGCTGCAAAAACTTAAACAGGACTACCGTATGGTAGGAACATTATTTGATGATAGTCCATATAACATTAAAGGAGCACAACTCCAAAATATTGACGCTATTCATGCTTACTGGGACGCTAACCCAGAACAAGTATATAAATATATAGCATAATATTTATAATAGAATTGTGAGTTAAATATCTATTATGGGTTTTGATTTTGGAGCTATCATATCTCCTGTAGTTACAGGGTTCACTAATACGATCAATCAAAGTGTAACAACTGCTCAAAAGGCTAGAGAAGCTGCCCTTACTCATCTTTTTAATATTGATAGTCCAGCTGTTTCTACACCTGAAGCGATCTTTATTGGACCGCCTGAACCGCCTTATAATCCACCAGATGATATTGAGGTATTTAATGATATTGCCGATACAGCATCTATACCTGACCGATTTAATATGTCAGAAGCAGATGTAAATGCATATGTAAATACAATTGCTAAAGAAGCTTATTTAGGATCACGTCAACCAGATGGCTCTTATAAAGATATTGAAGATATACATTCTGTTGCTGCAAATTTATTAACACGACAGATAGATCCTCGTTGGCCTAATACTATGCTTGATGTTACTAAAGATCCAGGTCAATATGAAGCTAATTTTGGACTTACAAAAGACCAAGTTTCTAGACCTAATATAGTTGGACTTCCTCAAGAGGAATGGAATCGAATAAAAGAAGCAGCATTGGATACAGCAGCTATAACTAAGGCGGCAGAATTAACAGATTTCGCAGTAAATTATAGAGGCCTTAGTCCAAAAACTAAACGAGGCGTTAATCCTAAAACAGGTCTACCCGATTATATGCCTGTACCAAACAAAAGTAATTTCTATTTTTCTCCTGCTCCTGAGCATATAAAGAAATTGTTTCTTAAGAAAGTATTAAACAAATAAATTTAACAGATGCCTGAAGAACAAGATCCTATAGTAGTTAATATTCAAGCTGATTTAAATACAATCAGAATGCTCCATGCTGCAACCACTATCTGCCATGAACGTTGGACTGGCACTGAAGCTTATTCTCAAGAACAGATACTTATGCTTAGAGATAAACTATATGCCTGCCTTATGGATACCTTACTTGAAACAGGAAATATTTAGTGAATATAAATAAACAATATAATAAACTTAAAAAACTTATAATACGTGCTGACGAATGTGCTAATAGAGAAACAGCTCAAAAAATTATTAAGAAATCTTCCAAGATTCAAAGAAAATTAAACAACAATGTTCAAGTCGATACAATGTAAGATTACTTTGTTAGGATTAAATAGCACATAGTCTATTTAAACAATCAATACTGATGGCCTTAGCGCCAATCAACATCATCACCCTTAGTGTTGGTTGTTGGCGCCTTGACTATGTGCAACCCATTCACCCAATGGGATTACAATTAATATTATATAGCTTTTACATATATTATTTGTGAATTATTGCTTATTTGCTCCAAATGTTAAGGATAAAGGACTTCAATTAAATACTGATGATCATAACGATCTTATTGAAGCACTGCCCGATTACATTGGTTGCTGGACAACTGCCCAAGATTTGTACTATACTTCTTACTATGAATTAATAGGAGAAGGTCTTATATTTCCAGATGCCAAATTACTAAATGGGTATCTGAGAGAAATAATAAACAAGCACGGGGATGTTGTCTTAGTGTTCGGTCCTCTTATCGAGTACGAACCATTAGTAGATAATAGCCTTCAATTGTGTCCTCCCAAATGACACTTTAAACTGGGGCGTCTATGTAGGACTCGGGTTCGATTCCCGAATGCTCCACCTGGACCCACTAGTGAAGCGGTTATCACGCCACCCTGTCACGGTGGTATCACGAGTTCAAATCTCGTGTGGGTCGCCTTGGGGCATCAAAGGTTTTCGACTGCATAGGTGAAACGAGTTAAACGCAAACTCAATCGTTAAGTTCCAGAGGTCTGCAGTAGCTGTTTGAGCTACGCACACTGACTGACACCAGGCTCTCCAATCCGGTGAGCCTTTTCGCCAGCTTTCGCTGGCTTTATTACTTTGTGTCCCTTATTCACTATCATGGACACCAAAGAACTCAACAAGAAATCATTGCCTCTTTTCAATTTAAATGGCAGTGATCCAGAAACTGTTGCCCTTGAGTGGCATGAGGCTTACAAGGCTCTACACAAAGCAATTGATTCATTTGCAAGAGCGACACTTCATCCAAGAGACTTTCAATTACAACCTACTGATGTTTATTTAACAGCACGTACGATACGTGATTCTATGCTTGCTAAATTAAACGAAGTCCAGAATTACACATCTGACCAGTTTGAACATGCCTCGGATTCTAGTGTAGCTCACAATCAAATAATTATTGAAAAAGAAACACTTACTTGACCCATGACACTAACAGAAATTAAACATGCTCTTCGTGAAACACATCATGAAGTTGTCGCTGCTAACGGCGGCAATGCTCTAACCCCTATCCAAAAATTTCAAGTGTTTGAGCAAGTTTTGACCAACTTGCAGCAACAAGAACACATCACCAAGGCACAGCTCAACAAATGGATCAATGTTTATTGATCACCTGATTGACCCATGGAACACAAACCTCACCTTGAAATGCTGACGGCACGCGAGCAACTGATGGAAGACATTGATGACATCGTGTGGGAGGTCTTTGACAAGGCATGGAACATGGACGATGACTATCGCACTGAAAAAGACGAGATAGTCCGTAGGTTATGTGATGCCGTCTGCAAACACTTTCCCATCCCCTCACCTGATTGAACAATAATCTGTATATATGAGCCACAACACATTTTGTGGTTCATGTATCAACTACAAGTTATAGTGTAAATTAGCCAATACATTGATGATATGTATCTGACAGATAATCCCAAAGATGTAATTAAGCAGATAGAAGACTATTCTGCTTATTACCTCACGACCAAAGATCAAAAGTTCTGTAAAGCTATCATGACTGACGACTTGGCAGAGTATGAAAGCTATTTACATAACAACCTAATACATGAATGTTAGAACCTCTGCCAGCTTTCGCTGGCTTTCTTTAGGTTGTCCTTTGGTTAAATCCAATGTCTTATTTCTATTCGCATGATGTTACTTGCATGCCTTTAGAACGGATGTTCCATATGGTTCAGCAACGTCTTGCTAAAGCTGTACGGAATGATTACATGGTTCACCCTTACGACCGTATCCTTAGCGATGAACTTGCTGCTCTTATTGAAGAGGATCTAGCACCCGTGCTTCAGAAAGTTATCGACTATATTGATAATGAGCCGGAGGATGAAGGACCAGATTACGACCAAGTACTTGCTCTTGAGACCTATCAAAAGGTTTATCAAGACAAGCAAGCAGTGTCCTAAGCCTTCGGGCTTGGCGGGTTGGCGAAACAGGTAAACGCAACAGACTTAAAATCTGTCGGTCATTAGACCTTGCGGGTTCAATTCCCGCACCCGCTATTCCTATTGTCTTAATTGTCTATAATTTAAATAGTATTACTTTCTATAATAATGGCTAATATACTTACAAGCTTTGGACAAGGATCTGATTTTGGCCATAAAGACTATACTGAAGCTCGTAAAGCAGGATTTTCTAATGAAGACATCATTAAATGGATGCAAGCTAACCCTGAGAAATTAATTGGTAAAAATGTTGAAGGTGGCGGCGGACTGTATGATGAAATCCTATCTGAAGGTAGAGGACGTGATTCTAAAGAATCTGACCTTTCTCAAGTAAATACATCTTATGGTTGGGAAGGTAATCCTAATACTTTTGATCCTGACGCCGCTTATAGAATTAAAAGAGACACAGAAAGGCTAAAAAAATCACCAGTTGTTCCTATTACAGACATAATGGAATCTCCTTTCTGGGATGAAGTTGAAGCTATTACTCCACCTGATGAAACTAGAAATGCTGGAGATATAGCTGAAATAATTAGTGAAGTCGGTAAACTTCGTAAAGATCCTGATCAACCTATTGATCTTAATATTAATTCTAATGAAGTTTTAACTGACCAAACTAATGATTGGGTAACTGCTATCTCTAATATTGGGGATAATGCTACTGTCGAAGCTCCAGTAACTAATACAAATGTTGGCATTAATCGTAATAGTTTTATACCTGATGGAGACTCTCTAAGCCCTTCTACATCAGCAGACATCAACATAAATGATATGGATACTACTCAAAGAAATAAATGGGTTACTTCTGTTAGTGATATAGGAGATGGAGCTACTATATATTCTCCCGTAACTAATACTAATCTTGGAATTAACGATAATTCTTTTAGAGATAATCCACTCATTCTAGAGGATGACGATAAAATTGAAATTGATTTTACTATGCCTGATACATTCATCTCACGCAATAATTACTCAGACGACGTAGAGCCACAAGATGAAACTTATTTAGACAAATACAAACGTCAACTATTGGAAAATTTATTTAGGTAATAATAAAATATAAATAATCTAAAATATATGTATACTGATCAGTAATTCTCATGTACAACAATAAAGTAAGGAATCCATATTATTCAGAAGAGGAATTAATAGCTAATATGGAAAAAAGGGAGGGAGGCGATGTGTGGTCTCCTGAAGAACTTGCTTATATGAGAGATCTACTTACAGATCCTCCTACTTACCTTAAAAAAACAAAACCTTTATCCCTAGCTTCTCGACCTGGCTATAGAAGGCGAGAAGAAGAACTAGTTCCAAATTTTGACCTTTCTGAGAACCCTCTTGTTCAGCAAGCATTTTGGGAAGGTAAAGATGAGGGTGCTTTCGACTTTAACAAGCCTAACAATGAACGGGAACTAAAAGCAATTTATGATTATATGGTAGCTGCCTCAGAAAAAGATGATCCAGCTCCAATTGAAAAGGCTAAATCTTCACCTAAACCTACAGAAGTCCCTGATCAAATAGTTGAAGCTAATGAATTTATCACTGATTATTATGCAAACGCAGGGGATATGCATAAAGGTATTTTAGGTCCAGGAGCCTCTGGTCATCCTACTAAATCTTGGACTGAACTACAAGCATCCGAAGATGGTTCAACAAGTCCTGATTCTACTTGGGTGCCTCCAGAAACTTTCATTAAAGGTGATCCTGAAGGTGAGTCCTTTCTAGCAAAATATATCATTAAAAATAAGCCTGCTATAGAGGAAGAACTCTTAGCTGAATTAATTGCATCAAAAAGGAATACTTAATCAATATCAACAAACCCATCTTCTACTTTTAAGAACCCAAAAGCTTCAGCTTCTTTGTCTGAGCGATCCTTATGAGCTAGCTTGCAAACAGTCTCCATCACCTTCAGAGTATCCTCTGTGGAGCTTTTTGCTGGCATCCTAGTTCTTACTACATCAAATAAAGGGAAAAACTTATCTGCTGCTTTCTCTACTTCAGCAGGTGTAAGAGGTTTCTTGTTCATGTTATATATGCTGTTGCTGATACTCTAGCGAAACTACATAACTACAGTAGCTACGTTCTGTTCTAACTCTTTCTAAATTAATTCAATATAAGAGAGAGTAATAAAAAAGAGATATATAAGGGAGATAGGTGGTTTAGCGTAGTTCCCTGTGTGATTTAATGCCACATCCCAGTCATCCCAATAAATTTCAATGCTACATAAGGGTGACAATTTTTCCTTAATATGTGCGCTCTGATACATCCCGTGCTATCCTTGCAATCCTTAACATTATTCTGTATTAAATTGTTGTATAAATTCATACGACCCTGATCCATATAAGTGACCTTGAGCTAACGTGATAATGCTTTTCACTGTTTTGGAGCGCAGCGCACTTGAAGCAAATTTCAACCAAATTACAAGATGGTTGCCACAAGAACGTGAAAATGTTCTGCGCGAACCATGACATTACTACACAAGAATATATGGTTAAAGCTGCAATGCTGTATTTCAGGACTTATTTAAATGAAGTTGATAAGCAGTACATGACTTGTAGTGCCGATATAGATACAGATCCATCTGCACCATTTGACTACCCCTTACAATAAAATTGTAATTGATGTAACAAATAATCTATATCTGTATCAATCGTATCCAAATACTAGAAGCACGATCTGCTTTAGTTAGGTCAATATGGCAAAAGGAGCCTGATCAATGAAAAGAGCTACCGTGCAACTTCGTGACGAATGTCACAAGTTAGTAAAGCTTTTCTGCGCTGACTATGGAATCAACCAGCAGGAATTTTACATAAAAGCACAAGCGATGTATTTACAGAAATATTGTAATGCAGACAATATACCTCTCTGCTCAATATGTAATTCCATTAATCCTGATCCGACAGCACCATTTGACTACCCTTATAGCTAAGGAAGACACTACATATAGCGTTTGACTTCGTATATAAATGTCTCGCCACCTTTCGGTGGCTTTTTTCACGATTGTCCTATATGACATTTGAACAATGCCTGCCTATTTCACAAGCGGTTGGTTCGGAAATAACGAACCTGCATGGCACGGAAAGGGAATTGTTACCCCTGGAACATTGCCAGCATCAGAAGCCTTTGAAAAGGCCGACGCGCTTTTCAAAGTTGAAAAGAGAGAACTTGTCTATCCAACTCACGTCATCAGTGAAGTTAATGATGGATATCTCCCTGGAAAAGTCGCATATCAGCCATCAGGTGCATATGCCGTTGTCCGTTGTGACAACAATGACATCCTCGGAACAGTTACCAAAAGGTACGAGGTTGTTCAGAACGAAAGTCTTTTACGGATGGCTGAATTCCTCAGAGAAGAGGTTGACTTGGACACCGTCGTCGTTTTACAAAATGGAAGCAAAGTCGCCTTTACCGCCACGATTAAGGGTGCGGAGGCGCAGATCCTCAATGGTGACTCAGTCAAACGACGTATTGTCGGCTTCTTAGGTCATGATGGAATGACTGGTGTTGGTGCCATGTTCACTAACGTAAGAGTCGTTTGCTCTAATACCTTCGCCTTAGCTGAGCGAACGTCTACTAATATGATGAATCTACGTCATACCGAAGGCGTCAATACTGAATTCAATAAATTGATTTCTAGCATTAACGTGCAACGTCAAGCTTTTGAGAAGGATGTAGATGACATGCGCTTCCTTGCAAGTCGTTCTCTAAATAACGATGACTTCGTCTCTTACCTAAATGAGCTGTATAAAAAGGAGCTTTATGTTCCTCAAGATCTTAATAACAATATTGAAGAAGGCTATAAGCCTTTGACTGAGTTACGTAAGACGAAACACATGCTCGATGCTGTTTATAACGGCATTGGAATGCATATTCCTGGAGTAAGAGATACTTGGTGGGCTGCTGTTAATGCAGTCACTGAGGTTGAGACAAGTACTCAACGTAAGCGCACAGGTGCTCAATTCTATAAAGCAAACTTTGGCAGTGGACTCACCGCTTCAAAGAAAGCTATGGAACTAGCACTTGAATATGCAGCTGCTTGATTACTGAAAGCTCATATAAATTGAAGAAATTTGTTAATGTATAACCTGCAACAAGTTCTTAATTAATATGCACAATGAATTGGTGATTGCTTTATTACTTATTGGAATCCCAATTCATTTATTGGTTTTCAAAATATGGAAAGATCTGTTGCAATAAGTACTTTATTTTATTATTTATGTCTAAATTTTTGAGCTTATTAGCTATACCTTTTTTGGCCTTGCCAGCTGTTGCTGCTCCGATAAATGCTCAAGCTTCCTGGTATGGTCCTGGCTTCCATGGGAGGACAACCGCCAATGGAGAGAGATACAATCAGTGGGGCCTAACTGCCGCCCACAAATCGTTGCCATTCGGGACACGCCTTCGTGTGTGCAATGTGTGGAACAAGCGGTGCGTCAATGTACGCATCAACGATAGAGGTCCATTTATCCCTGGACGTTCACTAGATCTAAGTCGTGGAGCAGCTGATGCTATTGGTATGGTAAGTGCAGGTGTAGTCCCTGTTACATATTCATTCATTGATTGAATTGATTTCCTAAAGTCTCATTAATTTGAGACTTTTTTGCTCACATTTGTTATCAAATACTGATATATTGAAATCAATTAAAGGAGGCTTATGTCTAGAACTTACCGTAAAGTTCCTGAAAACCATACTGGTCTACGTCATCCACAAACGCAACAACAGCGGCGTCAACTTCAGACACTAAAAAAGGACGCTCAGCTTAATAAGCTACATATCTCCCCTGTTAATCGTTTAAATAGGTACATTCCTACGTACTATGACGATCTAACACCGGCTTCTATTTATGAAGTCGATTACAATAAATAAGTAAGAGTGTCGAAACTCTGATATACATACCCAACACGCAAACTAACTTAACACTTCAAATGGCTCAATTAACTCTCCAGAGGAATCAATCCTCTACGTGGGATGAGTTTGCCAGCTGGGTAACAAGCACTAACAATCGTCTTTATGTTGGATGGTTCGGTGTGCTTATGATCCCGTGCTTGCTAACTGCACTCACCTGCTTCATTATCGCCTTTATAGCTGCACCGCCAGTAGACATCGATGGAATTAGAGAACCAGTTGCAGGAGCCCTCCTGTACGGAAACAACATTATCTCTGGTGCAATCGTGCCCTCTAGCAACGCTATTGGACTGCACTTCTATCCAATTTACGAGGCAGCCAGCCTCGACGAATGGCTCTACAACGGTGGACCCTACCAACTTATTATCTTCCATTTCCTTATCGGTATCTCAGCTTACTTGGGACGCCAATGGGAACTGTCTTATAGATTAGGTATGAGGCCCTGGATCTGTGTAGCTTATTCAGCTCCTGTAGCTGCTAGCTTCGCTGTATTCCTGGTCTATCCATTTGGTCAAGGCTCATTCTCTGATGGTATGCCATTAGGTATATCAGGCACATTCAATTTTATGTTTGTGTTCCAGGCAGAGCACAACATCCTAATGAACCCACTCCACATGCTTGGAGTTGCTGGTGTATTTGGAGGTTCTCTATTCTCTGCCATGCATGGTTCACTCGTAACGTCGTCACTCATTAGGGAGACTACTGAAAATGAATCACAAAATTATGGATACAAATTCGGACAAGAGGAAGAGACCTATAACATTGTCGCAGCCCATGGATACTTCGGAAGACTTATTTTCCAGTATGCTAGCTTCAACAATAGTCGTTCTCTGCACTTTTTCCTTGCTGCATTCCCTGTCATATGTATTTGGGCTACTGCCTTAGGCATCATGACAATGTCGTTTAATTTGAATGGTTTTAATTTCAACCAATCAATTATCGATACTGAAGGCAGAGTAATTAACACTTGGGCTGACATTCTTACACGAGCAAACCTCGGGTTTGAAGTCATGCACGAGCGTAATGCTCATAACTTCCCACTTGATTTAGCAAGTGTAGAGTCAACTCCTGTCGCACTCGTTGCACCTACAATAGGTTAACGATTCTTTTTTCGTCATGAAAGCCTCATATTATTGGGGCTTTCTTTTTTATGCAATATACACTTGAAAAAAGAACATATAAAGAGATGGAACAGCTAACTACGGATCAAATTCAAATTATTATTAAGGCTTTAACTAGTTATCGTAATTTGAATGTTAGTATTATTAGTGATAGGTATAAGGAAATTCAAGAGATCATAAAAATTCTCGATCATTTAAAATAAAGATTGAGTTCTAATTAATCTCTAGAGTAATGCCTGAAGTCATAGTACCGATAATCATTGCTATGGCAACTGGCTTTGGAGTATTCGGACAAAAAGTTCACAACCGCATCAGTGATTTGGACAAACGAATTGACGGAATCGAACTGAGAGTGGCTCAGGATTATGTAGCTAAAGCTGATTTAGCAGAAGTAATTGATCGGGTTGAACAGCACATGATAAGGATAGAGAACAAACTAGATAGAATAGTCTTGACGAGTTCAAAGTATTAAACAATGGATATCGCAGAAATCCTTAACAGTCCAATCTTCTGGGTAGTAGTTGCTTCCGCATCTGAACTTATCGCCCTTAATCCAAAACTAAAAAGTAATTCTGTTGTGCAGTTAATTATGTCTGGGTTGAAGACTATGAAACCTAAAGGTATCAAGAGACGCTGACTTAACACATAATCTATGGCCATAAGTTGCTAGGATAAGTTTGTTAATGTAAACGTAAACAAACTTAACAATGACTGTAACTACTAACGAGCATGGCCAGCAAAATATCTGGGCTAAAGAGCCTCAGGTTCAGCTAACAGATGTAGAGCAGACACAAGGAGAACGTGCCGAAAAAGCTAATGGTCGCTGGGCAATGCTTGGCATTATTGCTGCTATGGGCTCTTATGCAGTAAGTGGGCAAATCATTCCAGGTATCTGGTGATGGTCAGCTATTTTCTGGCTATATCCTTGATCTCATTATGGGGTGGAACATTAATTTATTTAAGTCGTAGCCAATAGCCCACATCACCACCTTTCGGTGGTTATATTAATCGTATGCCCCTAAGGCATCCTTTGAAGAGAGATCTAATGGAAATAACTAGAGACAATTTATCTGAGTTGACAGAGATAACAGAAGATACAGTTGAATACTTCTGTGACAAGGAGCGTGTTTCCGGGCAACTTGCCTGGACAGTCATCGAATCACTTGCTACTGCAAAGCTTGCAGAATTAGCAGGAGATCTGGCTGCAGTATGACAGCAACTGTAAGTGGAGCCTTCCACATTCAAACCATAGTAAAGTCTGGCGTGAACATCATCAGTGAAACTGAAGGTGTATCACCCATGATTTTATGGTGTTTGATAAGGCAACAAGCTGACCGTGAACTTGATCTTATTAAACAAGATCTTGAATCGAAGTCTACATCTCTATGAATTTATGCCAGCTTTCGCTGGCTCTATTCTTTATGTCCTTAGGGGCACTTGTACACCCTGTTTAAATTCAAATGACTGTAACAGAATCATCGTCCAGCATAACAGAAATTATTGATGAACTTACTCAAAGCAGTACTTTCGTTGATGCCATGATTGGAGTTGGAGTAGTTAAGGATAGTGAAGCTGTCTTTTTTGAATACATTGGCGAAAAAGATCATCGTGCCCTGGTTGATCCCAAATCAGGCAAGCCTGTTAAAGCATTCGGTAATGTATGGCTTACCGGCATTTCTGTAGCTGAAGACATTGGCAAGTTTAAATCAACTAAGTTAAACCTTTACTTGCGTACTGGTTTCGGTAAAACACTTCTTATCACCTCTGGGTTAAATACTATCTGGAGTCAATGCGTTCTTACTGGTCTAATGGGTCTACTAAATAACCAGTATCCATTGATTAATCCTATTAGTATTGAAACATGGAAAGGCACTTCTGCAATGAAGCCTTGTTTTGCAGCTGTTAAAATTAACAATCAAAAATTTAGTGACAATGATATGTATGAGTGTCTGAAAGAAGCACGTGCTGAAAACAATCGAGCTAAAGTGATTGATATCTGCAGAGATGCTGTCGAAGTTATCAATAATTATATTACTGTAGATGACGTGCTAGCAGAAAGCCAATCCTCTGTAGAAGTTGAGGTGATTGATGAAAATACAAATCAGCTTCAAGAACAAGCAGACTTCTAGCTGTAAATTAAATTGGCAGATGATTTTCTACAAGCTAAGCACCTTAAGCACGTAAGAAAAAATCTAACTTTATTCTTACTGCATCTTCCAATAGAACAAGAGCAAACCTCGGTCAAAGCATTGCTAATAATGCTTGACCATTTCTACGAATACCCTGAAGACTACATTGAACTAATTAACGACTATTATGATTACAAGAGAAGTCAACCCGAAACAACCAACTATGGAAAAAGCTAAGTATGCAAGAGTTTTTGCTGAGGATTTAGTAGAAATTGCTTGCCTTTGCTATGCAGCAAATGCTCAGGATTCACCAAATCCTAAACAATTCTATTTAGATCAAATCCTTAATAGAGCTTTTGCATATCTGACGCCTGATCAACGTCAGCAAGTAGATGAATATCTTGCTGAGAAAAAGTACCTAGCACCTGTGGAGATTATACTTGAAGCGAATTAATCCTGATGTTATATACGAAATGCCTAATCAAGGTAAGGCTCGCACAATGTATGAGACATTGGTAAAGAAACTTGGCCCTCCTCATCAAATGAATGGAAGCCTTTATTCAGCAGAATGGCTTTATCAGTTAGAGGATGGTACTCCATTCTCTATCCATACTTCACAACCAGATATTCCATACACACTTCATAACTGGATTGTATGTACTTTTTCTCATCAAGACTATAAATCAGTACTTAAATTTCTCGATATAGAGGCAATTAAATGATCAACATGCATATGGTCATCAGTGAACAGGAGCAAAACATTATTTGCAATGCTCTTCGTTACTACCAACTAATGCATGATCCAGATTCAAATGAATTGTGTGATGATTCTTTTGAAGATTATGTGCATATGATGTCAAAAGCATTCAAAGAAGACGGAGCAAACAAAGTTGACAACGTACTCAACAAAATCGCAACACTTGAATGAAACCCAAAGTCATGGGCACAATGCCCGCCATTGCAAAGACTAGAGCAGCAATGCGTCCAGTCATTGAACCAAAATCTGGTGAAACCATAATGCATCTTGCATATAAGGCTGAGATGCAGTATGTTAGGAAGGCCCCCGAAATGAGGCTTATACTTTGTGAGTCACTAGATGATGTATATATTGATGAGCCCGTGCTTGTCGAATATCACTGTGGTATGAGGTGTTATAAACATACCTCACATGTTGCTACTTCAAACGAACATAATTGTGTAGGAGACTTTTATTATACCGATGGAACAAGAGCCTAATTATACGATTGCTATATTTAGTCAAACCTTATGTGAACCTTGTATAAAACTCAAGGAAGATGTAAGGAATATGTCTGAGAAGATTCAACGTAAGATTGAATTTTTTCCCATGAAAACTATCACAGGGGATCGCACTATGTGGTGTGACTCCCTTGAGGTAGCTATTACACCAACATTGGTAGTAGTAGAAGATGATGATTGCGATAAGCCTATTGAATTTATAGTAGGCCGTAAAGCAATCTTAAACGAACTCCCAGATATTCTGAAACTTTATTCAGATATTGACCATGAACATATTGATTCTAGTTTTATAAATGTCAAAGAAAGCGAACATCGTTGAAGCGTCTGGTGTAATTTTTAAGGAATCTGGAAACGGATATTTCAATGTTACCCTTGATAAGCCTGAAGGCCACTCATGCCTATGTCGGGCATCTGGTAAATTAATTACCAGGAAAATACAATTACTTGTGGGCGATCGAGTAACAGTAGAATTATCTCCTTTTGATCTTTCAAGAGGAAGAATTACACTACGAGATAATTGATTCTACATTTAATTACACTTATTATTACTAACTAAATTATCATGCCAACAATTAGCAAACACACAACAAATGCAATTCATTTTAGAGAAGCTTATTCTCAACCAATGAACTTAGATTTTGTTGATTCAGATGGCAACTTCTTTGAAGATCTTATTGATTTACAAGCCAGACTTATCAAAGAAGAAACAATGGAATTCATTGAAGCAGTAGAAGATTTATATTTAGATCCTTCTACTGATGGTAAAGCGGCTCTGCTCAAAGAATTAGCAGACATTTTGTTTGTATGTTTCCAGTTTGCTGCAGCCTTTGATTTGGATTTGGATGAAGCTTCTCAAAGAGTATTCATGTCAAACATGAGTAAACTAGGTAACAACGGTAAACCTATATATCGAGAAGACGGAAAAGTATTGAAAGGCCCAAATTACACTGAACCTAATTTATTCAATCTTGTACAGGAGACTGTAAAATGAAAAAAGAAACTGATCACTTTATAGCTCGTACTGGTCGAGTTCAAGACTGGATTGATAATGCAGAAGACCGTTTACCAGTCAGCTGCACTGTTTATGTAGTGGATGATTCTTGTGAAGGAAATGACGGCATTGAAGCTTCTTGGCGTTTCTGTTCTCATGCTTTGCGTAATGGTGCTGGTGTGGCTGTCCACCTATCAAACTTACGTCCAAGAGGTTCTGAAAACGGTAGGGGATTAACAGCCTCAGGCCCAGTAAGCTTTGGCAAAATCTATAGTGTTCTTAATGAAGTATTAAGAAGAGGCGGCGTCTTTAAGAACGGTGCTGTAGTCCTTCATCTTGACATTTGTCATGAAGACATTATTGAGTTCTGTGAAGCTTCAAGAGCTGAACTTCCATGGGCTAAGAAGTGCGTGGACCTTACGCCAGCAATGTGGAATGACTCATCTGTCGAAACTAAAGCGGCAGTTATTGAAGGAATTAAAAGAGGAGATGTTTGGCTATCTAAAATTAAACACGACAAAAAAGGTCAACGCATCTACTCAAATGTCTGCCTTGAGGTTTACCTAAAGAGCAGAGGCACTTGTCTCTTAGAGCATGTGAATCTAGGTATTTGTACCGTAGATGAGATTCCTGAAGCGTTTAAGGCAGCAATGTCTGAACTGGTAAATCTACATCCCTCAACTGGTGTAAGTAAAACCAATGAGTATCTGCCAACTACTGTTGATAAACAGGTGGGTCTAGGGATGCTCGGTTTGGCTAACCTTCTTGCTCTAGAAGGAGTTACGTACAAAGAGTTTGCTGATGCTTTAGATAATTATCTTCATCCAGGCACTTCTGTAATAGTGACTCGAAAAGCAGCTAAAATTGTAGAAGCTCTAAACTCAGGAATTTCTGAAGCAGCTCATATTGCAAGATCTCACTTTATGGAGAGAGCCTTTGCAATTGCTCCTACAGCTTCTTGTAGTTATCGCTATCAAGACAGAGCAGGCTATACCACTGCCCCCGAGATCGCACCACCGATCGGGCGCGTTGTGGATAGGGACAGCTCCACATTCGGTGTATCACAATACGACTACGGCAATGTAGAAACTGCTGAAGAAGTTGGTTGGGATAGTTACTTCCGTGTAGCCAACGGCATCATGGAAATGCTTCAAAGTACAGGATTATGTCACGGTTATTCATTCAATAGCTGGAGTGATGTAGTTACATATGACGAAGAGTTCATACAAAGCTGGTTGGATTCTCCCCAGACAAGTATGTATTACTCTTTACAAGTCATGCAAAACACTCAAGCTAAGGATGATGCATTGACTGCCTTAGATGAGGACTTTAGAGCCCTCTTCGATATGACTGAAACTGAGATAATTGTAGACCAATACAACGGCCCAGGTGAATGCGTGGGTTGTGCTGAGTAACTCAATGGATTTATTATGAAACCTTCAACACCTTACATACAGCTTCACCAACGTAAGCGCACATGGACTCCTGTTCAAATGAGTGCTGGGCAGCTTTTGCCTGGTGGTGAAGAAGTTGTTCAACGTGCATTAGCACTTCGTATCCTTGAGATACCTGTAGGTGACTTCATTACCAATGCAATGAAAGGCGATCTGCCTGATGCAGAAGGTGTCAAGGAGCTTTTACTTTCCAATATCAATGATGAAGTCAACCATGATCAAGCCCTTGGGTATGCGGCTGAAGCGCATCCAGTGCCGGATAAAGTACAGAAGGAAGCAGACTTGGTCGCCAAAACCTGGATCGACTTTGACATCCACCCAGTTCTTAAAGCTGCAGTCCTTGAACGTTCCGTATTCTTTGTGCTCCTGCCAATCTTTAGGTTTTTGGGGGACACGGGGCTGCGCACAATTTCTGCGGACATCAGCCGAGATGAACAGACCCATGTCGCGGCCCACACCTTAGTTGCTAAGGAAGTAGGTGCTTCTTCTAATAAAGCTTTAAATGCTTTACGTAGAGCAACTGTTAGTTGGGTCGTAGAACCATTAAATGGAGAAGCTGAAGATAGAAATCTATCTGCTAACTACTGGTTAGCACAAAGTGATTCCCTTTATAAGAGTGGCAAAGCCCCTGGATTAGCTGCTACAAGAGCTAGCAGGCAACCTGCATTTTTTGAAACATCAAACGTCAATCTACCGCAGTACGCCTAGTTACAATAGTAATATTGACTAGAGAATACTCATGCCTGCCAATTTTTTAATTGTGAATGATCCATTCACCAGGCCTACGCCTACTGGCAGTATGAGTGGTGTCCGGCCTATGGATGCTTCTTCATATGCTGTTAAAGGTATATTTGCAGGACAGCGGCCCGAAGTACAAGCTCTTGCCGGCCTGTTTGGCGGAGACATTCAAAATTCGCTTGAACTTAATGACCCCACAGGAACGGTGGGTGTCTCTATGAATGGCGGACTGTCTCTTAAACCGGCACACGGTCATTGGAATGCAGAGATAAATACTCAAGGTGGATACTTCGGATTTGATTCAAGTGGTAACCAGCCTGGCCCTACCAATAATATTCAGATTGATGGCTTACCTGAAGAAGAACCTGGATATAGACTTCCTACTGCAAATCATGTTGCTAACCAAATGATCAATACCTACCGGCAGGAAACTCCGGGTTGGTGGAGACCTTAGTGCAAACATAAGCACCAGGGGAACCTTGACACACCACATCATTCACTAAAACTTTATTAGATGTTACTAAACTGCTGCCAACACCACCAAGTAATTGCATGCAACTTAAAGTAGTGCAGAGTACTTGACCCATGATTAACCTTCAACTGATATTACTCTAGCCTTAACTTAAACATTTTACAACTATCTATTACTTATGACACATACAGCTGAACTTGTCTGGATTACACCAGACGCAGAGAAGCTTGTCGGAAAAATTGCTAGGGTATCTAACCCAGCTAATGAAGATAATCCTGACTACGAAAAACTTCTACGATATTTAATCAAGCACAAGCACTGGTCTCCATTTGAGATGGTTAGTATGTGTGTTGAGATTGAGACTACTAGAGCTATCTCACCTCAGATACTGAGGCATAGAAGCTTTAGCTTCCAAGAATTTTCACAACGATATGCAGTTGCTGCTGAAGTAGAACTTCCTACTTTACGTAGACAAGATACCACTAATAGACAAAATTCTATTGATGATTTAGATCTTAGAGTAAAAGGTAATCTTGATGCAATGATAACCCATCATAATGCTATGTCTATGAATCTCTATAAACACTTACTTAAACAAGGAGTGGCTAAAGAGTGTGCTCGTGCAGTTCTACCTTTGAATACAAAGACTAGAATGTATATGTCCGGTACTATCAGAAGTTGGCTTCATTACTGCGATCTACGTGCTTGGCACGGCACTCAATGGGAGCACACAAAAATTGCGCTTCAAATAATGAATATACTAAAAGAACAAGTTCCAACAATATCCGCAGCAATGTGGCCTACTGAACATGTCTGAACGTTATGAACGCTACAAAAAAGGATTTGAAGTTGCCAAAAAATTTAATAACGCAATGTTTATGGCTAGCATCAACCGTGAGTTACAAATCATGGAAGCAGCTGGTGAAAAATCTGAACCTGAAGATCCCCCAAATGAAGACAAACCTGATTAATATAGTGACTGTACAACGTATCAGTCATAATGAATTTTATATGTGCAACCGTTGAACTCAAATCCTTTGTGGGAGATCCTATTAATGCCTATGGGCTGGATTATTGCGGTGCTAACGCTTGTGTGCCCGGTAACGGCAGTAGTAGTGAAGTTCGATTCCGACTTCTCTGTTACGACAGACAAGGTCCAAAACTCCAATCATTCCTTGACTGGAAACCTGGAACAAGGGCACTTATAACAGGCAACCTTATGTTCAATGAGGATACAGCACAACCACTGGATTTAATTGTCACAACGATTGAGCCGTCTATACCTCAAGAAATGTATTGCAATCAAGTCGTTTTAGGTAACGCTTTCTTTGCTACAGGGGAAATCAAGGAAAGGAAAAATGGCATTCAAGCTGTCAAGATTGGTAGTACACTCGACAATTCGGATGTAACTACTTGGCTATTTATGGAAACTAATGAATCAAGGAAAAAGAAACTCAATGACAGAATTCGGAAAGGTCGTGCAATTTGCGTCCATGGATATATACGTGAATATCGGAAGGAAGGTGACGAAAGCGCTTACAGGGCTATCGTCGCAAATGACTTCACAACTAGAAAAGACTACGAAAGGTCTGGATCAAGTCCACAATCGTCTGGTACGGCAGCGGGCTATGCGGAAGTAGATCCTACTCCTGATTTTTAATATAGATGTTACTGACATTTTGTTTGACTTTTCTATTAATTACTCTGACAGGCTATGGAGTCTGGCTAGGGTTTGGTAAACCAAGCAAACAATTAGAGGATCCTTTCGATAATCATGACGATTAACCAACTCTCTCGCCCCATACAGGGGCTTTTTTAATGAAACTAACTGAACTTACTGACGAACAGTACAAAAATTTTTTGCTAGGTGTAGCAGAAACCGTTGTTGATAACATGGATTTCAAAACAATGATAGCGATTATTTGTGACGAGTTAGTTGCAGACTACGAAACATATAATAAAGAAGATTTTGAAATAGAACTATGTGAATGGTTTGAAGAAGCTAAGTTCAATGCCATTCTTAATAAAGTTACACAAAAATCCTAAACTCTGGGTAAATTAAGATATTCTTTCAGTAACCTCATATTCTCTAAAACACTTCGGCCAACCTTTGACTTTCGCATTCCCTCATTGTATAAACGTCTTACTGTATCTTTATCCTGAGGTACGTCCATAAATCTGCCTGGATTAGGGTTTTGTGATATGTGGCCTAATGTTTTATCAGGAAATTCCCAAAGCATTTCAGGTGATCCTTGCCCTAAAATTGAAACAAGTTTATTTATATCATATTCAGAACCTGCCATTCTTGTCATCTAATTAACCCACAATAATACTTGAATGTGTCTATATTTAAATAGTCTTACTTATATGATACATGGCTTTACAAGTATTACCCCCAGAACTAACACAAGAAAAAGATCGAATTGAAACTAAAGAACCACAACCTTATTGGAAACCAAGCTCACTTAAAGATGGAGAATCAGAAGAATTCCGATTACTCGGATGCTATGAAACAGGTCACGCCATTGTTGGATGGCAGTATGCCTCAGAAGTTTTGGATGATAAATCTGGTGAACTTCGCTTTAATGGCTTTGTCGTCACTAGGTCTCATCCTGGTAATCCCTCTGATATTTCAAGAGAGACCGACTGGTCGAAACCTGATCGACCAAAAATCGATGGGAGTTTCGTCAAACCCAAGCGTTTCCTTGCGTGGGTTGCAACCAGCGCATCACGCGGGCGATTAGAAGTTTTGTTTATTGAACAAAAGTCTCTTCGTGAACAACTAACTGAAATCCTACAGGAAGATGAAGACTACACCTGGACCGAAGAAGGTCTCGCTAATTTCTCGATTAAAATCAGCCGTAAAGGTACGGGCCTTGAGACGTCGTATTCGATCTTACCAAAGGTACGTAAAGTTCCTGAAAAGGTCAAATCCGAATGGGAATCTCAACGAACTAGTATATGGCTCCCCAACTTCTTTGAAGGGAAAGATCCTTTTGATGGATCTGCAACTGATGAGAAAGGTTTACCGGCTGGTGGAGTTGACAAAAGAGGAAGCACAGTATTACCAAAAAAAGCTACAACAAAAGTAAATGAAACCACTGAATTCTAATGCCTAATTCATTCAACAATTTGCCGCCTGAACTTCAGGCACGAATCACTAGTATCCTTTCACAGGGTCAAGCTCATTCTTCTGAGCAAGTAATGCCTACAGTTCCAGCTCCATCTGCAGTATCTCCCTCTGAAGAATCATCTTCTGCTTTAGCTCAAAAAGCTCCATCATTGATGGATCATGTTTGTGCATTGAGGTCTGAAGTAAATGCTTTGTCTAAGCAGATGCATGCATCTGCACAAGTAACCGAGGCGGTAGGAAATGCGGTGACTCAACTTTACAATATGTTTCGTGAGCAAACCCAGCCTACAAATTACAGCGCAAATTTCCAAACGCAAAAACCGAGTTTAAATGATGATGATGACTTCTGATATACCTTATCGTATTCAGACACCTTCAGGTTATCGTAAATATCTTTGTTCAGGCTTGTATCTACCATCAGTAACTACAGTACTATCTGCTACTGAAACTGAAAAGTCAAAAGCCGGTTTAAAAACATGGCAAGCTAATAATCCTGGTGCATTAGAAGAGGCAAGCGTTAGAGGATCTGCTATACATAAATGTTGCGAAAATCACATTAGAGGTCTTCCTATTGATTGTCCTGATGAATATCAGGGATTTTGGAACGGAATGCCCCAATACCTTGACTGGTTTGATACCATACATTGGTCAGAGCGACCACTAAGATCTGACTGGTATCACTTACGTAGCGACGATAAGGAGGTTTCATTTGTATGGAGCACTGAACATAAATATGCAGGATGCCCTGATCTTATTGGAGAAATTGGTGGTGTAAAAGTTATTGCCGACTTTAAAACCAGCAATGGTCCTTATATGAATAGATTTCCTGACAAAGGAGATCGTATGGGTTTTGGAGGATTTAGGAAGTATCAAAAATGCGCTCAACAAATGGCAGCTTATAGGTTGGCATTAGAGGAGCGTACAGGTTATAAATGTGATGTAGCATTAATCATTGTATCTACTGAAAATATCACTCAGGGTATTTTCATTGATAGTGATCAAATGGATTTATATGAATCACGTTTTCTAAAAAGAGTAAACCAATTCCACGAAACGGAAAAAACGAATGAAAATAAAGATTGCAGTCCACAAAAATTGCAAAAACAAGACTAACCCACAAAAAGTTGCTAAAGGTTGGTCAAACATTGTTGAAGATTTAACGTGGCTAGAAGGATGGGTAAAGGCTGGCTATGGCTGGTGTGCTACCCATTTTTTAAATCGTCATCGTAAATCTGAAAACGCAAGCGGCAGCAACATTATTGTTGTTGATATTGATGGTGATACAACGTTAACAAAGTTCTGGTCTACCACCACTGCTAAAAAATGGTGTGCTGGTACTTACACCTCGGCTAGTCATAGCGATGAAGAGCATAGGTTCAGAGCTTTATTTCCTCTTGAAATAGCACTAGATACTATCAGCCAACACAGAGGGGCATACTGGCTAATTGCTGATAGATTAGTTGCTGAATTAGGTCTTGAGACACTTAAAGATAATTGCGGTCAGAAACCTGAACGACTTTGGTATGGCAACACTAATGCAGTATTTCAATGGAATAATGAAGCCTGTGTACCTTCATTTCTTCTAGAAGATATTGACTATGAAGAACCAGTCGAATTCAACAAAAGCGATATATCTGATCAAGATATTGAACGCTGTAAGTGGCTGCTACAGAACTTCCTACGTCCTTCTGAAGACGGTGAGTATGAATCTATGTACGTACCTGTTATGGCTGCTTGTGCGGCTATAGGTACCGTTATGTTTGACTCGTGGGTCGAATGGGTATTAAAAGGTCATCACGGAGAAAAAGAAGATAACATTCGTCCGTATAAGTGGAAAGGTTTAGGTAACTATAGTGGCCCAGCTAAATTGTATTCTTTAGCTAAAAAGCAAGATATAAATTGGACTAGGAATTTACCCTCCAATCTTAGTTTTAGAGCTGCAGGAGCTGCTGTAGGTTACACAGAAGTTGATCCAATTGTTGACTTAGATTCTATACTAGATTCTAAACAACCTGATCAATCAGATCCAATACCAGAGCCTTTACCTGATGCTCAGCAAGTTAAACGTAAAGGTCGCCCTAAGCGTACAAATGATGATGCCGCTAAAGAACGTGAAAATGACGTTAAAAAAGTTAAGGAGATTTTAAGTGACCTCCGTAAGAACGAATTAACTGGCGCTATTGAATATACAAGTCCAACTAATGAGACTATAAGTCTACAAGGTAACGACCTTGATATCATGACTACTAAGTTAGCTTGTGAACATGGAGTATTTATACCTGAACCCAGAATAAAATCAGCCATTCATTACGCCGCCAGTAAAAATACTTACTGTCCTATCAGGAAATACCTTGATACCTGTAGTGCTCATAGTAAACCTCATCCTGATTGGGAGAGAATTGGGCAAATATTCTTAGGTAATCGTCATCATATTGCAACTCTTGCAATGCAAAGAATGATGATCGGTGCTGTTGCCCGTGCATACAATCCAGGTTGCTCAATGTCTTGGCTTCCAATCTTAGTGGGAGCACAAGGTGTAGGTAAGTCTATGTTTAGTAGGTACTTAGTTCCCGATAAGCTTTTCAGTGAAATAACGATTCCACTGGAAACATTAATGAAAGAACAGTATCGTTTACATGTAGCGTGGTTACTTGAACTTCCTGAGATTGATAATTATTTCAATGCACGTAATATTGAGAACTTTAAAAATCTAGTAACTACTAGATGTGATGAAGTTCGCTTCCCCTATGCATCATTACCTACAAAATTGCATAGAAGGTTTGTTATGATTGGTACTACCAATAGGAATCAATTCCTTGTAGATAGTACAGGGAATCGTAGGTTTGTTCCTCTTGAAGTAGGTACAGGGTTTCAAGTTCCCTGGAATCGACTGTCTGAAGAACGAGATAGTATCTGGTCAGCAGCAGTCAAGGCCTACCGTAATGGAGATAGATATGAATTTGATAGCGGTGAAATTGCTGCTATTGCTGAGTACATTCAAGAGTTTGGTGATCCAGATCCTTGGATGGAAAAGATAGTTCAATATATCTCTCATAGAGTTGAAGTTACCGCAGCTGAAGTTTTAACAAGTGCTCTTGATATTGATCCTAAACAGCAAGGTCGTAGAGAGTCTAGACGTGTAGCAGATGTACTACAAACTATGGGTTGGCGTCGTTTAGTTACTAGCCGAAAGGATAAAACTACTGGACGACAAAAGAGTGTACGAATCTGGCAACGTCCTAAAGATGATCCCCTGCCTGAAAATCATATCTTAAATGACTTCTAATGAATTTTACACCCAAACAATTAGATCTAATTATGTGGTGTGTAGAACAAGAAGCTTTATATTTCAATGATGATCAACTAACAGTAGCTGAAAGCATCTACGAAATGATAAGCACTTACCACAAGGATATGCGTAAACATTACAAAAAGAGCTAAAAATTATGCTTACTAAAGACATTAAAATTGGGTTACGTGTTAAAGTCTTAACAAATAATATGACTGCATTAGTAGTGGGTGAGCCCGAATACTACACACCCAAAGCCAAACTAGTTCGGTTAAAGTACGAGAATAGTACACGATTTGAGTATATGATTAATAATCAAATCGAACCTTTATCATTAAATCAACAGTATCCAGCTCATGGCGGTACTTACGTTAAACCTGAATCCTCTTTCTAATTATGGAATACAAAGTCACTATGTACATTAAAGCTGTAACTCATCCACGAAAGTGGTTAGTTGAAGGTGTTAATGACATGCTCAATGAAGATGAAAGTGAGGATATCCTTGAATGGGAAATTGAGCCTATGGAGTATATTGACAATGGCTGAAGCACAACCTGTTAATAAAGGCCATGCTTATGGCCGAAGACAGAAACAAATTTCTAATACAGCTGAAGAAGGTGAACTTTGTCTTTATATAGGTCATTCTATTGGCAGGTTCTCTTGTCATTCCATGAGATATGACAGCCATCAAGCCTGTACTAGATGTGTTGCAGCTGCAAGAGAAGGTAGAATGTCACTCAATATTGACACTCTATTAAAACGTAATCGCATTAAAGCTCTTAAGTTCTGGAGTCAAGTTGATATCGGCTCACCAGATGAATGTTGGCCATGGAATGGATGTATTAATAAACGTACAAAACAACCTCAGTTTGCTTGGAGACGGCATGGCATATCCTCCTCAACACAGCATCATCCCCAAAGAGTGGCTATGTGGTTTAGTTGGGGTGATCTTGGTTTTGCTGGTGTTAAAACCACATGTGGCAATAAGTATTGCTGTAATCCCTTCCATCTTATTCCTCAGCATCTTGGTGTATTTGTTGATCAGGAAAGTTATACCGACAATTTTGAAATGGCTTGTCAACTTCATACATTAAAACAACAAGTATCAGAATATGTATTAGAGCAAGCATTATTAGAACAGGAGAAAGAGGAGGAATCTAATTTAGATCTACTTCCTGAAAACTATGAAGAATTACTAATGAATCCAGATTCTCCTTTTGCTAAAAAATTTGAAGCAGTTATTGCTGAAATGTTAACTGGCAATCACGCTACTCAGATAACTTCTAAGGACACTTCATTATCTAATAAACCGATTGATAATTCTGAAGAAGAATCAGATTAATCTTCACGTTAAAGCTCACATTTATAATAAATAACACTTATCCTTGTAAAAGAGTCATTCTATTATGTCTAGACGTACTGATTTAATTCAACAACTTATTAGATCTAATAAATTTGGTGAAGAAAAAGAAAATGAGCAGAAGTTTTTAACTGCAACTGCTGAATTAATTCTCACTGATTTAATTAATATAGCTATAAAGGGTGTCGAAAAAAATGGTGCTGGTTCACTTGTAATTAATCTCCAAGCCGGATCTTCTGTTTTTATGTCAGGAAACGATATTCAAAAAGATCTAGCTACTGCAGAAACTCTAGAAGATACTGATACTATTAAATTTCTAAGACAGCTAATCAATGAAGTCGATCAGAATGACTGGTCTAAAAATGTACTAATTACATTATTATCTGAAAATGGAACAAAAACATTTGCAGTCGAAGCTGGTGGGAGCCAAGAGAGCCTCCGAACGCTTGCAGCAGAATTTACAGGATAAGTTAGAAGCGCAGGGTCTCAAATTACCCTTGTATCCAACCCCTCAAATCATTGAACGTGCTCGTCAAGTCATGGGATCTATTGACTTTGATCCCACTTCTGACCCTGTTCAACAAGTTCTTGTAGACGCAACAACGGTACCTTCAATAGAAATCAATCCACTACAAGAACATTGGAAAGGAAATGTATTTGTTTCACCTAAAGGTGCAGTCAGGAATACTCGTATATGGTTAAATAAAACTATTAATGAATACCGTAATGGTTATGTAAAAAGCTTTATATTCTTTACAAGTGCTTCTGAGATACTTCGCGCATCGCCTGTTTTATGGGATTATCCTATTTGTATCCCCTTTAAACGAGTAAAGCAGCTAAGAGCTACTAAGAATGGATTTGAATCAGTATCTCCCTCGACTTGGAATTGTATTGCTTATGGTCCTCCATTAGATGTCACACTTAATAATGTAGATCGTATTGCACTTTTCTATAACAATTTTAGGGATATTGGAAGAGTAATTTACAATGAATATGCTGGAGATAGCTGGTCAAAGGATTTGACATTCTTTGAAGAGCAAAAAGGTAACGTTTAATGTATAAAAACATATCAAAGGAATGTCTGATTACATTGCCTTCAGGTCAAGCAGTTCATCCGTGTAGGCTGATTTGCAGAGATGGCACTTTGATGTGGAAAAACGCTTTATTGCATGATAATGAATTTCTTGCTTTACCTCAATCAATGTCAGATGAATCTCATATCATCAAAACTGCACAACGATTGGAAGAACTTAATTCTTGGGCTTCCATTAATATGGAACCTTGGGAGTCTTTATTCCCTATTTATTGGTATGATCCCAATAATAAAGAAATGAAACACGGTATAAGTGTATATTTTATACATCGTATATTGCCAATCAAAGAAACATTTAATAAGCTCATTGACCATATTCAAGAACATGAAGTTCTTGAACTTAAACAAAGCTATATCTTTTTCAAACGTTGTTGATTCCGCCACCTTTCGGTGGCTTACCTATTCAGTGATCTTATCGATCAACCTCCTTAGGTACCATTCAGCTTTTTTGGCATCTTGTTCAATATTATCTTTATGCCAAAGCCTAAGAATATATTTTAATACTTGTCCTTGCAGAAAACCTAGTGTAGAATCAGGTGAATCCTTTATTGCATCCTCGATTACATCAATAGCTTCATACTTGCCTGATGTATAGTGTGCTGGGTTATTAACCAGATCCAATTCTACACAACCCTCGTCTGACCTATGTAATTTTAATTTTGCATCATATACCGATTCCGCTTCTTTCTTGTAGCGGTTTTTTTCCCATTCAGTTTCCCAATGCATATCTACTCACAATAAACTATTTACCTACCTAATATAGGAATAAATGTATGATAATGTGACTTATGCCATCTCCTAAAGGCGATCCAACTTATATAAAAAACAAAGATAGATTCTATCTTGAAATATGTAAACTATTAGCAAAAGCTTCCACTCACCCGATGGCTCCTGGTGGTTGTGTTATTGTACGCGATCGTGAAATTATAGGAGATGGTCGAAGTCTTTTAGCTAGCTGCAAAGTTGAATTAGATTGCATTTCATATGCAATTGCTACAGCCGCTAAACGTGGTACACCTCTTGTTGGAGCTATTTTATACAGTACTAGATACCCATTTTCTACTGCTGTTTTTCAATGTTATCTCATGGGCATTAGAAAAATAGTAATACTTGCTCATGACTGGGAGCCTTTTTATAAAGATGAATTTAGACGTGCTGCACGTTTAGCACGAGAACTTGCCATTTCGATTGAACCATATCATGAAGATGAAGACAAACGTTTTACAGTTAACAAACAACCGGAGAAGAACGATGAACCGGAGGCATGGATCACTTGTAACTCATTTGAACAAGACGAATTTGATCCCGAATCTGCAGAAACAATCTATGATGAAGACTCAACTAATTTTTGACTTAGAAAGTACAGGGCTATTACGGCAGGGCTCTTCAATACATTGTATTGTTTTGCGTAATTTAAATAATGCAGAGTCCCCTGTTATATTCGATCATCAACCAGATCGAGATCTTAATATAGCTATTCAACAATTACAATCAGCTGACTTACTTATTGGCCACAATATTATAGGGTTTGACATTCCGTTAATTAAAGAGCAATTCCCTGATTTCAATTTTCAAGGTGAACTCTTAGATACTCTTGTCTTAAGTAGAACTCTTTATCCTAATATCATTAATCGAGATTATGAAATTAGACCTAAGGATATGCCTCAAAGACTTTACGGGCGTCATAGCCTAGAAGCTTGGGGGTATCGTCTTAAATGCTTCAAAGGTGATTTTGGTAAGCACGAAGGAGCTTGGGATACTTATACGCCAGAAATGCTTGATTATTGTATTGGAGATACACAAGTAACACTTAAACTTTATGAACGCCTGATGAGAAAAATTAATGAGCACGATGCCCAAATTCACGCCTGAATTCATTGCTTGGTTAGATCAATGTCCTTGTAATTGGATGTGGCTCCAACATGAAGAATATAATTGTACCTATAAGTTCTACTTCAAAAATGAGGAAACTGATGACAACGATTCCTGATTATGTACATCTTGAAATGCGAATGGCTGAACTTATGTCTCAGCAAGAAGCTTCCGGCTTTAAATTCGATTTACAAGCCGCTGAACGTGTAAGAAGTGAACTCGCTATAGAGGCTAAAAGTATTGAAGAAAAAATTGCTACTCAATATTTATATGTTCCTGGTAAAGTCTTTACGCCTAAACGTAACGACAAAAAGAATGGGTATGTGAGCGGATCACCAATGACAAAGCTTATCCCTTTCAATCCAACTTCACGTCAGCATATAGCTTGGGCATTGCAGACTTTTAGAGGTGCCCGATTCACTAAGCAGACCGATACTGGTAAACCCAAAGTCGATGAAGCTACCTTATCTGAAGTAAGAGATGTAGCATTAACTCAAGACAATAAAGAATTGTATGAAGAATGTGAAATGTTTATTCGCTTGTTAACTCTACAGAAATGGATGGGTCAACTAAGTGAAGGCACTAACTCCTGGTTTAATACAATCGGACACGATGGCTGTATTCATCACACCTGCTCACTAGCCACACAAACAGGGCGTAACGCTCACCGTAACCCCAACCTGGGGCAGGTCGTAAGTGCTCCTTGGGCAAGAGAATTATTTATTCCTCACTCTGGACATGTAATGGTTGGTAGTGATTTAGAAGGGATAGAATTGAGATGCTTAGGGCATTATTTGTCGGCCTGGGATGATGGCAATTTCGCTAACGTTGTGGTCAATGGTGACATACACCAGCAGAATGCTGATCGTATTACTTCTTCTGAATTTCCTGTTACAAGATCGCAAGCCAAGGTTCTTTCATATGCATTTATTTATGGTGCTGGTGATCTCAAACTTGGCCACAGTTTGGCACCAGAACTATCTGATGCACGTAAAAAGTCTCTCGGAAAAGAGATAAGAAGGAAGTTTCTTGATGCTATTCCTGGACTTGAACCTTTGATTGATGCTGTTAAACAAAAGGTGCGTGATAAGGGTCAGCTACTTGGTCTAGATCGAAGGCCTATACAATGTGACGCAGAGCATAAAAGTTTGAACTTCTTACTCCAAAGTGCTGGGGCAATAATTTCAAAGCGATTTGTAGTCATTGGGCAAGAGCTAATTGATGAAGCTGGTTTGACATATAATAGTGATTACACTCGATGTGCTTACGTACATGATGAAGTTCAATTATCTGTAGTACCTTCAGAAGCAAAACGTGTCAGTGACTTATTAGTTAAAGCTGCACCCTTAGCTGGACAGTATTACAAGTTCAGAGTTCCCATCACAGCTAGTGCATCAGTTGGAAATAACTGGGCAGAAACCCATTAATATTATGAACGAAAAAGAAGTCCAAGCTTTGATAGATGCAGCCATTACAAGACATAATCGCAATGCCAGCCTTATTAGCTTCGTGCTTGGCTGGATCATTCTCGCGTTATTTATGGATGGTTTATTCAGACTACTTGGACTTATTCCACCCTTCATGGGAATTGATATAAACCTCTTACCTAAAATCGCAGAACTACTATGAACCAGAAAGATATTGATGCAGTTAATGCTAGCTCAGCAGAGCAAGGGCACAGACTACGGCTAGAAGAAGGCTGCCTAGATCCAACAATGCCATCCTCTGAAGTTGCTTATAATAACGAAGAAGAGATGGCTCGTCACATCTTCGGCACACAGCTTCAGAACGTTGCTGATAAAGTCAACGGCACAATCATCTACCAGACTATACTTAATAGTAAAGGAGAAGAATCAAAGCGCATCATTATCGAGTATTCAGCTTAATTATATACATGCTGATTAAGGGCATAAAGCATTGCCTCTTCGTGCTCAGTCATCTTATTCTGTTGGTTAGCTGTACCTGCAGCAAAACCTCCTCCTGCTAATCCTACTGCAGCTGCTAATAATAATAATTGATCTAACTCCTTATTGGTTAAATCAAAGTCTACACCAGTTTTTATAGATTCATTATTTAGCAAATCATTAATACTAGCCTGAACGTCATTAGTTAATTTAGGATCGACTGTTTCTACATAATCTTGTTTATAATTTTCACCTTTAGTTAATTCTTGCTTAGCAGCTAATCTACTTCTTTGTCTTTCCAATGCAGCGTCTGCATCTTCAGCCTTTTGTGATACTCCTTGACGAGGCTTTATACCGTAAAACCTACGCATGTCATCACCTACTATTATCATTGGCTCGGTGTTCATCTCCCACCTGTCGTTTGAATTCCGAGCTGCTGCTATTACTGCTTGATCAGGAAATAAACCCATATCATACATTTCATTTTTTATTAGCATTGCAGCTTTCAATGCCTCAAATTCTTGCTCATTAATACTTGGAGTTATCCCCATATATCGGCCATGCATTCTTGCCGTATCATCTAGATCAGCGTTTAATTGTCCACCACGAAACTTTCTAGCCATTACATTAATTGCACATATTTTCTATTTTATCGTTACAATAAAAGAGTACGTTCATCAGCATTAGCTGACGCAAGTAGGCTCAAGATAGGAGCTGAAGGAACGGGATTATTATCCAAATCTACCGGAGTAATCCAATGTCTTCTGTACAAGTACAAGGCCTTGTGGCCGCACGCAATAAGCAACTTCGTAGTGAGCGTGAGTTTCATGCTGCTCGCTTGCGTGAACTCAACAAGCACAAAGAAACTACTTTCACCTACAGAGGTGTCCCTTACACTAAATAATGTGTTGTTACAACTGAAGTAGTTACACAAGGGGGCTAATAGCTCCCTTATTTGTTAACTATAATAAAGTTTATGCAGGCAATCGGTTTGCATTATATTTATTTAATAAAATGATTTCTATTCTTTCAAAAACTACCGCACTCTGTATCGCTAGTTTTTTTGTAGCTGGATCAGCAATCGCTGGTACTTCCCCTTATGTGAACATTGAAAATAACACAGGCTTTACTGGTCTGGATGAATTCCTTGGTGGTGCTACTGATCTTCACGTCGGCGTTCAAACTGATCTTGGAGACGCAGGGCTTCTGTACCTACAAGGTGGTCCTCGACTTGATCATGTTAAAGATCAAGATATGGAACAAGAGTACTCAGCTAAATTGGGCGCAAGCATTGATCTTTCTGACCAGTTCAATCTCTATGGTGAAGTGCTTGCCGTAACGAATGATAAAGAATTCTCTACTGATACATTTGATTTCGGTACAAAGATTGGCGTTAAGTTCGTCTTCTGATATCAATTAAACAACTAAATCCCCCCCCTGCTATCGCAGGGGTTTTTTTATGTTCTTACTATAATTAATATATGTAGTAAATAATAATAATAATGGATTATATACAAACTAAGCCTGTATTTACTAAAAATGATGATGGTAGCTTCACTCCTACAGAAGAAGCTCACCTTCTAAATGATATATTCTCTATGATTTCTGGTAAACCTAAAAGTACTATAAGTCCTTTTAGAATTCCAGAAGCAGGCTTTGGCCAGGGTGGTGGCTTTATTACTTATGATGAACCTAATAAAGCGCATGTTGACCCTTTAAACAAGTCAGGTCACGTACTGGCTCATGAACTTGCTCATATTCATTTGCAAACTGATCTTGATAAAAAGAAGGCTGATGATCATTTAAACTCACGCGATCCTATGAAGCCAGGAGATATTCCTCCGCTGCATAATCCTAATAAAGGTGCAGGGCTTAGACATCATTATGAAATGTATATAGCGCCTACTCTAATTGAAGAGGCTAGTGCTCAAGGTGGAGCATACGCAGCGATGGAGCTTTTGGGGTACGGTAGTCCTGAAATACAGCAAGCAGAGCGGAAAAAAAGAACAAAATGGGATACTCCTATAGCATATCCTCAAGATTTTACTAATAAATATATAAACCGGCTAAAAATCACCCCCTTCCATGAAAAATCGCGTAAAGATCCTGGTTGGCAACAAGAGCTTGATAAGATTAATGAAAATGCAGGTATAAGAGCCAAGCGTCAGTTTGAAAAATCAAGAGACGAAGTTCTAAACTTTATTCCTGATGGGGGTGGCGGTCACACACTAAAAGATATATCCTCCGGTATTCGGGGCTTAGCAACTTCTTTAGCAAACAAATTATAATTATTATTTATCGGAATGCCTGAGTAAAGCTTGGCATATAAGTACCCTCAGACTTTAACTGCCTAGCTCTTGCTAGTTCTGCACCTTTTCTTCGCATTCTTTCTTGTTGAATTGCTATACCTCCAGTAAAGCCACCAGTACCTTCTCTTCTGCTATCGCAGGGGTTTTTTAATTTCTATTAAACTCAGTACGAGCTGTTAGTTCTGGAAGGTATGCAGCTTCTTGTCTTAAAGCCTTACTTCTAGCGTTATCAGCTCCTATTTGACGCAATCTTTCTTGCTGAATTCTACGACCTCCAGTAAATCCACCTGTCCCTGGTCTACGTGTTTCTGTTTGAATTTCTCTATTCTCATTCCAAGCAAGTTGGCCTCTTTTTTGTTTAATTCTTCTTATTGCTTTTTCTCTAGCTGCTCCTCTATACGCTGCTTTATCAGCTTTAGATAGATATCTTTTATCTATAGGCGTATCTCTAAGATTGACGAACACTAGATTTCTACATTAGATATATCTATTATAATTCAAATTCCAATTGTTTCTTGTACATTTTTTAATGTTTTGGCTACTGGTTGTAATAATGTAATCATTTTTCTTGCTTGGTTTTCATCAAGATCTTTAACAGACTGTTCTAAGATAATTAATCTTTCATTTAACGATGAAAAACCTACTTGTTTATTAGACATATCAATGTTTATATTCTTCTGAACCAATGTTTGAGATTCCAACTCTTTGATTCTACTCAACTGATTATCAGTAATCGTCTTGTTTGTTTTAAGTGAAATCATTAAACCAATAATGGGAAGAATAACTGCCACTGCTAATGTGTTCATATCTGTCAATATAACTAAAATTAGTCTAGCTAAATTTATAACAACATAAGGCCATCGTCTTCAAGATCATCATCTTCAAATCCTTCATCCATAATATCTGTTGATATTTCATTGTCATCACTTAATTCAAGTAGCTCCACAAATGTCTGTTCACTTATAATTTCTGGCAAACCATGAGATACTTCATCGATTTTAAATATAATTCCATTTGCATGAAGCATGCTCTGTACCCCGTTCTTCTGCTCCATTCTCGATTTTAGAAGCTTTAATGCAGTCTTTTCTAGGGCTGGTCTGCTCATTCGTCCAACTTCATACCTAGCACGTTGTAGCGCAAAGCGTTGTTCTATTGATAGAGATGTTTCGTTCATTTAATTCCTCTGCTTCATAACGTTTGTTGGCAATCCACTCTTCTATTAATTCTTTTGCAACAACATTGAAGAATTCTTGTTGCTCATACCAGCATAGCCAATTAGTACTTCCTTTTGAGTGATTACATTCGTGACAGGCTGGAACAAGGTTAGATCTAAGTGATGAGCCTCCTTTACATCGAGGTTTCAAGTGATCTAATGTTGTAGCTCTTTTATTTCGACAGTAGGCGCATATACCGCCCCAGGAGTATCGAATGTCTTCTCGGAACTGTTTTTTAGCAGTTCTTTTAGATAGACAGTTGAGGTTGAAAACTAATTCACCCCAGTCTTCCGCATATGCCATACAGTTGTTATTAGCAACTCCCTTTAACTATACCTGCTTAATGAATCATAGTATTCATTTACAATAATTATAAGTCATAATTTTTGTTAGTTATGCCTGGTATATCCATGCCACCTACTATTGAATTACCTGGCGCATTTGATATACCCACACACAACTTAGAATTACCTCAATTTAAAACTCCAACATGGGTACCTGTACCTATTTATCGTGATGATATTCCAAATATCAATAATGCTACTCCCAAATCATTACCAAAAAAAGAATCTCAACAAGAAACAACTTCTAAGAAAACTAAGAAACCTAAACCAGAAACTACTAATGAAACCCCAGTAGAACTACCTCCACCACCGCCTTTAATATTACCAACCCCACCTCCACCTCCTCAGTTACCTGTAAAGCTTCCTCCTACTCCTCAACCTACTATTGAATTTAAAGAAGTTCAAAAAGTTACTATTCCATTTATAGAAATAGATGTCCCTTTACCAAGGACAGAAATAGTTGTCACTGCTGTTAGTACAGCAGCTGTCGCTTCCGTAGCATCTGTTGGTGGAACTCTTGTGGCTACCGCAGCATTTAAACGAATTATGCAAATATCTAAACCACTCTTTAATGCAATCTTGAAAAAGATAACGAAAGTACGTGGTAAAAAAACATTAACTTGGTCTCGTCAACGTCTTAAAGATAAACCTATTGAGAAGGTGAAGGGGCCTTTGCAATAGGGATTACATCTGCACATATAAAACTAAACTTTGATTCTGGGTGAATCGTGAATCCACTCTTCATGATGTTTATACATTCTTTAATCCTCACCAACTCATAATCTAAACGTACTTTTTCTAGTTCACGTTTGGCTAAAGCTTTGCATAATTCTACAGCACTTCCATCTAAAGGAAATGATACACTAACTTGTCCGCCATAGTTTTTATTTTGTGAATAACTTGTAGCCCTGCTTTCTGTACGTAAAAAATAAGGAGTTATACTTAGTACTGGACCGTTGCAGAAATGGCCTACACCAAATGATTGAGTACTTAATGATCCTTGATTAATTTGAACTGCCTGATTAGCTACTGATCCGCTTATAGAAGCCTGTGGCTGCGCACTTACAGTCGTAGATTCGTTTGCTTTAACAGGAGATATAAAAATTACTGCGAGAATACTGAGAGCGTATTTGTAATTGTTTCCGTATCGATTGTTCTGTTTATCGACTCTGTTTCTATTAAACCAGCATCTCGGGTTATGATTTCTAGTTGCCATGGTAAATCACTGTCAACAACATGAAACTGAGTATCAGTCCCTGTAATATCTACAGGTCCAACTAAATTTCCACTACTGTTTGTTTTAATAGCTTTTACGTTATCTCCGTTCCAAGTCTGAACTGTTCCTCCAAACCTTTCAATTACACTAGTTTCAGTTACTGTCTGAGTTGCACTAGTAGTTTGAGTCATAGAGCCTGTCGTAAAATTCGGTGTTACTGTTTGAGCAGCTGCAGGAACGCCAATCAGTAATAATAGTAATAGGCTCTTCATTTCTTTACATATAAGTTAAAGTAACTATACCTATTGTATCTGCTTATGATGAGATTCTCATGCAGCCTCGCTTTAAAAATGGAATAATTAAAGATTTAATAGCTAACTTTGCGCCAGCAGGGGTGCTTGTTTGGGCTCTTTCAGTACTGACTGCAAGTTATTTTGGATACGCATCAAACGTGGATGCTGCATTTATCAGCTCTTTAGTTACTACCGTTCTTGCTAGCTATGGCATTACCCGAGTTCAAAAGGATGATAAAAAAGAAACGCCATCATCTAATAAGCATGATGACGATTTCTGATAACTACCATGCTATACATTACTATCTTATTCGATAATCTTATTCACTTTACTTAAAGCCTTCTTCTTTGTCTTCAGCTTAACCTTTCCATACTTTGCAGTCATTCCCTCTCCAAGGTGCCCCATCAATGCCATCTGTGTTGAGTATTCAATATCTGCATCACTCATCCTTGATCTGAACTGATGTCTGATCGAGTGTGCTGATACTCCTGTGTGATGTTTCAAGGATCGACTGAAGTTATCGCCAGCTCTAGGGTTCTGATTATCCAGCACTAACTGACCATCAATGACGAACGGTAGATACCCTTTGTAAATAGGGATATCCCGTTTTGAACTATGATTTTTTAAACGCCTTACGCTGTTATGGCGCAATCTGAAGTAAGGGATCTCTGCATCCAGCACGATCTCCTCACTAGAAATGTTTGCAATCTCACTGACCCTAAAGCCGTGATACCAGATCGCCATAAACAGCGGATGGTCATGGAACTTTGAGAAGTGCGCGAACGGAAGCTCAGGATGTTCCTTAGCCTCAACCTTGATCCGCTTGCCCATATTGGCCCAAGGGTTGAAATCAATACGTCCTTCGTCGATGCCCCAGTTCCAGATGGTGCTGAGGTCTCCTAAGCGGCACTTGAGCGTTCGATCACTGAGCGTTTCACGCATTAGGCGGCGATGCTTTTGGGCGTCCTCCTTGGTGAACTCTTCCGCAGGGATGTGATCGATGCCTCTGGTGGCATACATCCAATTAAGTTTTGTTGAAGGCTGGGCCTTAGAGATTGAAGCTACCTCCTTTCGGAGTGTTGAAATCAGCATTGAATTAGGCATATAAATAACAGTCACCTGTTGCTAAACTTTACCAAAGACATGGTCCTTAGCGTGGGGTTGACGAAAAATCCGCCATGTTTTACGCTTAGGGATTGCCATTGCGGGCGTTGTGTAGTGGTAAGAACGCTGTCAGGGACTGGCTTCTCAGTATATCACGAAGGCTCTCTCAACTGTTCGCTGTCAGATGATCCATCTCCGCATGCATGAGATCACTAAGATGCGACACTTGGCTACACGCACCGATGATTAACCCTCTTTGATTAGGAGTTAAATCTGCACTTTCTGCATCTTCAGATAAGATCTGAGATATATCACCAAGACACATAACAATTGCAGGTAGTCCCCATTTCTCTACCAGGGAATGCATTGCAGATAGAAGAGGATCTGAACCACTCTCAACAGCTTGCCAAAAAAGTTTACGTTGTTCTGAATCCATGAGCTATCTATTAATTGTTAATACTATTGTAAAACTTTAGATAACCCAATTATTGCTTAAGCAACTTCTACAGAAGCTGGGGTAGCATCCTCAGTCTCTCCAGGTTGATCTGTTTCTACAAATTCACTAAGAGCAGCAACTGCTCCTTGTAATTGCATGATTTTATTTTTAGCAGCAGTCACCACATCAAATGCTTGATTATGCTCTTTGACTGTTTTTTCAAGTTCTGCTTTTAGTTCCTCAAGTCTAGGCTCAATAGAAGGCATAAATATAATTGTAATGCTTCCTAATTATAGTACAAATAATTAATAATTAAGGATTGGCTACCCTCGGTTTATCTGGTCTAGCAGAAGACTTTTCGATTGCTTGTTTGTTATACTCTTCGTAAGTCTCATATCTAACACCGTCTATAACACGAGGGAAGCCACTATCATCTGTTTTTGATGTTGATTCAGATTTTGACACTATCCAAGGTAAACCGTCTCCTGATACTGGAGTTTCAAGTAAATCCAATTTATGGATAAGCTCACCCTTTATAATTGTTAATTGCTCCTCAGTAAGAGTATCTTTAGTCCACTGAATTACTATATCTTCTGTTAATTTATCGTAATCAATGAATTTTCCAGGATCTGGTTCCTGAAAATTAATAATGCCACCCATACTGGTCACTAACTCACCTCGTTTAGCAGTTTGAGACCATGTAGCGTGTTCAACCAAACCATCAGATAACCGACGATGCAAATTGCTAATAGTCCATGTAAAAGTGTCTGTCATGATTCTAATAATAATAATGATTTAAATTTAGTAATTCCTAGCTAGGGAACTACAAAGCTACTACTATACTTTGCTGTTCTATAGCCTCTACAATCTTGAACCCTTGTCCTACTACCACCACCTTCAGGGTTGCCATCCCAGTAACTTGAACCAATTGAAAACCTAGTTTCATTAGATCCGCTTGTCGCCCATGATGGAGTCGTAAAAGTAGTATCCACCTCTTTGGTTCCATCTACAAATAATTTTAGGTTAGTACCAGAAAATACCACGGCAATATGATGCCAAGTATTATCCCCAAGTGAAACTCCTGCAGTCTCTTCATCACCACTCGGATAACTTATAAATGTCGGGGCTTTATTCTTTAGTATAACTTCCCAACCCCTATCTCCTCCTGAATAGCCATAAAAAGAAAAAGCATAGTTATATCGATAAGAGCTAGGAGCTTCATACGAAACATCATTCCACCTGAACCAGCCTTCAAAAGTTCGATTTAGACCTGAGCCAATTTTAAAATCAGACTGTTCTGTATTATTATGGTAAATCCCAGCTTGCCCATCGCCGTCTGTATTAATTAGCCGACAGGAACCATAAAATTTGTCAACTGAACTATTCCCAACATGTGTACCACTCCAGGTACCACTAAGATCTCCAGCAACTTGATCAAAATTACTATTCATAGGCATTGCAAATATCATATTTGCAGTGCTGTCTGTTCTAAGTCCAGTGCCTGCTGTATCAAAATTATTTACACCAGAAGTATTCCTGATCGGAAGAACATCAAATTTAGTTGTCCCACGTAAATCACTGAATGCAATTGTCCCACTAGCAGGTATTCCTTCATAACCTATGTAATATTCACTTAAAGAATGCGGAGTTGATCCACCAAATTCTGCAGCTATTTGAGACATGCTCAGTGTACCAGAAGCAGGGAGTGTCATGATCTGCCCTCCTTAAGAGTTTGGATCTCAGCTTTTAGCTCTTTAACTGCTTCAATAAGTAATGCCGTCAAATTACCATATGCAACACTCTTAGTGATTTCGTCTGTTTCTTCTCCATCCTCATCTCTATCTCTATGATTAATGATAACTTCTGGAATGACTTCTTCAACCTCTTGAGCAATAACACCAATGTTTCTAGGCTTACCGTCTAGATCAATTCGATTGAATTCAACACCTCGTAAACTACAGACCTTATCCAAAGCATTATCAATTGTCTTGATGTTATCTTTCAATTTAATATCAGAATATGCAGTGATATTGTCTGTGCATGTAAGGCTTCCTTCAATCCAACTTTGTGTGCAATCTGATAAAAAGATTCCCCACTTTGTCCCAATCCCTGACCCTTCATAATCTCCATAATAAAGATACCCAGTTGTCAGAGTACCGCCGTCTCTGTCTACTTTTGCATAGAAGGCATAACCATTGCCACACGTTCCAATGTCATTCTCAACCTCACCATAGACTCCAATTAAGCTCCCGACTGGATTAGTCCCACTTTGGCTATCATCTATATTATGCGCTCTGGCATAAACACCGTACATAGTCCCACTATTAGTGAGCCTGCTGCGATAAGCAAGAAAATGTCCACCGTACCCATTCACCGCGCCTGATGCAGCGTATGCCTGAGTGTATCCATATACTCCAATTGCAGTCTGAGTTCCTATCCCACTGCCTGCGCCCTCGACTTTACTGAAGCCATAAACTCCGCGCTGATCGAAGACAAATTCAGTGGCACGCACATCTGAATCAACTCCGTAGTGATAAGCTCGATTGCCGCTGGTGCTAGTTGTCCCAGTTTTTGCAAAATCTGAATCTATCCTAAATGACCTGAAATACCTGTTTGTTGAGAATGCAGAAGTACCTGACCAGTCTATGTCGAGGATACAAGTAGTGTAGTTTGCGTTATTGCTAGTTTGCCAAGAATTATCAACAAATAAAACATTATCACTGTAAGAAGTGTTGCTTTCTCCTCTTCCTACGTTGATACCCCTTGAAACCGACAATGCCCCTCTTGTTGATAGAGACATAGCACCCGAAGAATCGTTATGTGCTGTATCACGCCACAAGAACCCTCTATCACTTTCGTTGTTCATTGTAAACGTCATGGCCCAATCATTCAAGTCGCCATGCAACTGTGCAGACTTCATCCCAATTGTGTGGCTGCCATTACCCCAGACTCTGATCTTGTCAAAAGAATCGTCGGTGGTATGAGTTATGACTCCAGATGCTATAGTTAGACCGTCTCCAACACTAGTTCCACCTAAGAAGGTCTGACCGTTGTTTGAATGCAGCATTCCTGAGCTTGTGTCGATATAAAAGGGTCTAAGTGCGTTCCACGATGATGAAGGTGCCGCAGTAGCATCAGCGATTAGAAAATAAAAATCCGCTCCATCGTTTCGTACAATTATCGTTTCAGCAGTGGTGCCAGGATGCAGCAACAATTGAGTTGCATTGCCAGTTATCTCACTTATTCCGTTGCCGTGGAATTCATCTGCATAAACATTTGCAAATCGTTTTGATGTTGAACCTAGATCATAGGTTGAATCAGTTGCAGGAAGCAAATTCATACCATCGTTGAAAACAATGCTGTTCCTCCACGTCATATTTCCGCCGCGATAAAGCAGCAAATCACTTCTGGTTGTATTAGAACCGTTAGTATCGAATACTCCTATTCCTGCATAATCTGCGGCCATTGAAGAATATAAATGAACACGTTGATTCCCATTTGAATCTTCTAATTCAAGAACACACCAGTCTCCAGCACGTGTTACCGTAAAATAACTCTGAACTTTCTGGCCAGCAACATTTTGTTTAACGTAATTTTGACTATCAATATAACCTTTAGTTGTTAAATGACCTGATGCCGTGGGTGTAGCTGCTGAAACATTACCTGTAAAAGTTGCATCTCCATCTTGATCTATAGTCAACCTAACTGGAAGGTCCGCACCTGCAGCTGCACCACTAGCTTTTGTTGCAAAACACAGATTACCATAAGATTGTGATCCTAGCCTCTGATGAACAATTGCTGCTCCAACGTTTGAACCAGTTGCAGAAACACCAAATCCAATACCTACTCCTTCATTAGTATCATCAGCAGGATTATGTATTTTAAACTGTAACTCTGATACATCGATAGTCAGCGGAGATGACCCAGCAATGCCGTCCTTAGTAGTAAGTAACTTTATTGGTCCACTAAAATTAGATGTTGATGTACCTGTATAGTTAACTGCAATATCAACTACATCATTAGCAGTGCCAGGACTTAGAGTTGTTGAGCTTCTATTCCAGAAACTTGCTCCTGCTGCGGCAGCATCTACATAAGCCTTAGTTGTCAAATGTCCAGAAGCAGTGGGGGTAGCTCCACTTACAGTGCCTCCAAAACTGGATGCTGCTGTACCTGAGTATGCAACAGCAATATTGACTACATCATTAGCAGTACTAGGACTTAGAGTTGTTCCAGTTCTAGCCCAGGTATCTTGTGCTGTAATAGCTGCTTGAACAAAAGCGGTTGTAGCAATATTTATTGAGCTATCACTGGCCGTAGTAATAGTTGGCGCAGTAGCTGTTCCTGATAATGCTGCATTATTTTTAGGTGCATAAACACTAGGAATTGTACTGATGTCTATACCATCCACGCTACCACTAACTACTATATTCCCTGTTACATCAAGGGGCTTATTGAAGTTCCAGCTATCAGTACCTGATTTATACTCTATTTTTGCATCTGTATCACTACCACACTCCACAATTAAGCCAGCATTATTGGCATTAGCTGCACTACTAGAATCTTTGGCCACAATGATATGAAGATCCTTAATGGCTAAATCATCACTATTAACAGTTGTAGTGGTCCCATCAACTTGTAGATTACCTGCAATAACAACAGTTCCTGTATCATTACCGTGAACTGCTGGATCTATTACAAATGATGCAGGGCCACGTAGATACCCACTTGTTTCAATATTTGTAAGTATACCAACGCTCGTCAATGAACTATTAACAACTGTATTCTTTAATGTAGTACCTGTTAAAGTACTTGCTGATGGAGTGGAGCTATCAACGTATGCTTTCGTGGCTGCATGTAAATTATTACTAGGAGCACCAGAAAGGGTTATTGGCCCCGTCATTGTGCCACCACCTAAATTCAAGTAAGCAGTACCACTTGCAACCCAGTTACATCTAGGCGGGCTATTATTATCACAAACATACGTATAAGCAAAACCTTGACCTGGAGTACCTGAAGGCCAGTAATACTCACCTGCAGTTGCTGAAGGGGGGAAATCTAGAGCGGCCATAATTTAACTTATACTCCAATTCTTTTAAATTGATTTGTGATAATAACCAAGGCAACCATGATAGTGTCCTCGTAACTACATTTTAACTAGTTTAATTAATAACTAGCTTAGCTATTTTCTAGTGCTGTGACTTTGCCTTTTAGTATCTCTAATTCAGCGATTGTTTCTTGAAGAGCTGCAGTTAATAGAGGGACTAGTTTTGCCTGATCAATACCTTGATATTCAGGAATAGAACGTGTCCCCATTACAGCTTCCTTTGTATCTGTAGCTGGAGTAACTTCATACTCTTCATCTTTCATTTCATCTTTTACGCCACTAACCGCTTCTGGAACAATAACTTGTACTTCATGTGCAAGAAACCCATCTCTTATATCATCATCAGGATCAGCAATAAAGTTAAAGCGACAGGGCTTCAACTGCTTTAAACGAATAATTCCATCTGAAAGTGTTGATACTTTTTCCTTAAGTCTATAATCAGATGTAGTCGTATAGCTAACTGCTGCAGCGCCATTGCGTGTAATTTTCCCTACTTCAGTACCAGCAAAATTAGCAAACTGAATTAATTTAGTAGTAGTATCAGATCCAGTAGGTCCTGACTTTATTATTAAAAGATCGTATCCAGCAGTACTTGTCCCGTAAAGCTCTTCTCTCATGCCCTTAATTTTTCCGTCTGACCATACGGTGAATGTCTGATCGGTCGAGGAAAAAGCTCTAATAACTGGAAAAATTGGAAAAGCTGGAACTTGAAGTACCATGATTCCACCATCTGAAACTTCTACTCCCGAAGCACTACCATTTGATAAATTAACTGCTCCTAATTTTATATCACCTGTAGTTACTTTTATATCACCTTGAGGTACTTCTATATCACCAGAATTATCTATAGTTAATACATCCCTTGTGGCTCCTCCTCCACTGCTTTGGCGCATAACGAAGTGCCCATAAGCCTCAGATCCATTACATTCCCAAATAGATTTATTTAAATTTGGACTGGACTCTGCTTCCATACTCAACTTAGACCACCCACTTTCAGTGGAACCTCCAGTTATAGTAAACTGTAATACTGGCAATCCCCCCTTTAGATGTAGTAAGGAGCTTGGAGCACTACTTCCTGTACCAATACCAACATTTCCACTACTACTAATAAATAATCTATTGGTTTCATTAGTCTGTAAACCTAAACCTGATGTTGCGCTATTATGACCAAGATAGATTGCATTATTATCACAAGTTACGTAGCCTGTATAACTTTGAGCTGCGATCATTATATGACCGTTTCCTACTGAATTCGGAGAAATATTATCAGTATTACCGAACCTTGACTGCCCTTTAACAACTAATTTAAAACTAGGTGCAGTATCACCTATACCTAAATTACCTGTAACATTAAAACCTGCAGAAACAGTTTTTGCTTTTAAATTATTGTTAAAGTATAACTCTACCGTGCTTGCATCATAGAACTTAGCACATGTTTTATTTGAAGTGCCAATAGTCATCGCACTAGTAAACTGTAAAGTAGAGCCGTTTGAGGTTGTTCTATGTCCTATAATTAGATCACTATCCGCACCAAATATCGCATATTTTTCATCTCCAAAACTAATATTGCCAGTCATTGTCCCACCAGAAGTGGACAATTTTGTAGATAAATTACTGTCTACATATCCTTTTGTTGTTAGTGTACCGTCGTTATCCCCACTAACTGTATAACTATTAGAATCGGCTTGTACCTTACTGGTAATAGTTTGTAAGGTTGTTATATCTCTAAGGACAGTTCTTGAATAATCAAGAGATCCAGCGGATGCCACCAAAGGTACCCAGTAGTCATCATAGTAAATGAAACATGAACCTGCATTAGTGCTACTGTCCCACCATAATTGACCTTGTACTAAATCAGTAACGGGAGCACTTTCATTAACTGTTACGGCCATTTGCGCTGCTTTATCGAAAGCAGCCTTAACTGCTGTAGCTGAAGCTCCTAATACAGAAGAGGTTGTTGTCGTTGCATCTGTTAGTTTGATTACACCGTAATTTGCTTCATTAGCACCGGCTTGCTGAACCTTGGAACCAGAGAGCCTATCTCCAGCTGCAGTACTAAACTGAGTATCTGTAAGTGTTTCATCAACAATATTTAACTTAGATACACTAACTCCTGTAGGTAACGTTCCTGTAGTAATATAATCAACAGGTAATTGCTGATTACCGCTAAAGGAAATAGTCCCAGCCATTGTTTGATTATTAGTATCAGTCTTACTTAATGCGTTTGCTGCTAACGTATGAGTAGCAGCATAGGCTGCTGCTGTTGGCGCAAGAGTTGTTGAACTACTACTTGTTGATGCTGTTAATTGTACTATACCTGCATCTGATGTACTGGCACTAGGGAGACGAGAGTCGGGTACTGTACCTGCATTTAGATTACTAGCATTAAGATAGTAAGATGCCGCCTGACCATTTAATTCTGCAATATCAATATTAGCTGTTCCGTCAAAATTTGTACCACCAATTGTTCTTGCTGTAGCTAATGCTGTAGCTGTAGCTGCGTTACCACTATTTGAATTATTTAATGTACCTGTAACTTTTGCTGCTGGAAAAGTCTGAGATGTATACCAACCAAGCACTCCTCCCATTGTGATGCCACCAGCAATAGGAACTTTTAAGGCATCACCAGCATCTACATATGTTCGATCTGTAAGTGTTAATAACGGATCGCTAGACGTTGTGGCTGTAGTTAAACTTATTTTGCCTGCAATTTGCTGATTCGTAGATACATCATCTAAAACTGTTCTTGCTAGATTAGCGGTGTTTATATCGTCTACATACTTCTTTGTTGAAACCATCTCATCAGCATCACCAGATACTGTATTCTCCGTTTTCAGCTTACCTCCAATAACTTGTACGGCAGATGACGCCTTATCAGTAACTACTAGTGTTGTAACTTTTGGTAAAATTTTTACAATATCGTCTGTATCATTTTTTGTATAAATTACAGGACCAACTCCTGCATCGTAGTTAATGGCTAACTCCCCATACTCCATTTGAGCTGAGGTAGGCGGTTTTGGAGCACCATTTTCTACAACATTGCTGCGCTTTAAACGTAATTTCATTGCTAAAAAGCCCTATAGATAGGAATAAAAATCCTGTCTATATTGTATCAATTGACTTTATAAGCTATTTAAATTCTTGTTCCAACCAAGTCTCCATATCTCGTTCAATTACTTCTTTAATTGTTGATTCTAAAATTACTTGATATCTAGTAACCAAAGTCGCTGTTTCAATTAATATTTCACGAAGTTTCTTTATATCATCACATGAATTAATTTCATCCGTCATTACCCGTAATTTTAACTGAGTCTCTAAAGGAATTTCAAATGCTTCTTTACTAAACATAGTAATCTATAATTAAACTATTTGTATCTATCATACATAGTTTTTATATTGATTAAAACTTGGTTTCAAGTAAAACTGAAGCAGTTTCAACTTCATCTAGATTTAAACCTTCAGACAAAGTATACACTAACTCTAAATTTGTAAATCCTGTACGCCTAAAGGAGCTATTCCTTTGTGACCAATTCTCTTCCATATCCTTCTCAAGTTTAGCTTCAAAATTTAAACGTGTCTCTAATGATGGATAAGTATTTGGCTCCTTGACTTTTAAATTATCATTAAACATTATTGCAATAGTATGCTTACACATTTTAAACCCTGTGCGTTGTTTAAATGATTCCCAGCTTTGTACAATACCAGCAACATCACTTAATCCTTCATTCTGAAAATCAATCTTACTCATCGCTGTTGGTAAAGGATATCTATATTGTCTATTATTTATTTTTGTACCTTCATCAGCTGTCTGCTCTGGTACACGGATAATTGCATGTGTAAAATTAGGACAACTGCAGCAATACACATTTGCAATTGTAAGATTAGGACCTGTTGTAAAAACTTCATCCATCCATGGATCTACATCAGTATCTAATCGATACCATGGATTCGGATTAGATGGATCTCCTGGAGTATGATAATCAACCCCATTATAGGTATCTAATGTTTTGCTTGTAAAGCTATGATCTGTAAATATAAGATAACGATCTGCTGTATCACTAAATAATTTAATATTAGCTTCAAATGGAATCGATGTAATTTCTAAGTTACTTCCTACAGCTATTACAGAGTTAATAACAAATGGCATTATTGAATATGAATACTTATTGCATTCTCCTGCGACCACATCTGCAGTTAAATACTGATTTCCGAAAAATCTTTGATAATACTCCTTGTTAAATTTATAGGTCGGACTAAACTCAAAACTAGCAACTGAAGTCTGATATAGCTTTGCCATAGCAGAGATATCCAATACTGCTGGAGGTAAGTTTAATGGATTTTCTAAAATCTGAAAGTCTTGATTAGTCTTGGTTATGTCTAAAGTAATATCAAAATCATAATTATGGTCAGTAAAGGTTTCACCAGTGATTGTTTCCTCTGGTGAATAAGCACCTAAGCTACCGATCTGCCCAATCAAGGATTGAATATCGCCATTATTATTGATAATAAAATCTGTAGCTAATACTGTATTTAACGGTACTGTGACTTTTACAGTTGACTTATTTGTAGAAGTTGTTGTACCTATATATACTGCAGGGTGTAGCTGATCATTTAGTACATTCTTTAGTGTAGCCTCTGTTCTATTATCACGAATGCGTTCACCTATGCTGTATAAAAGAAGGTCACTACTATTTATAGACTTAACCCAAATTTCTTTATGATCATAATTGCTAGACCCACTAATAGTTCTTGTAGGATTAGAGCCTACTGTATAAGTCGTGCTGCTATCATTGTAAACTTGATTAACTGTTCCTAAGCTTGGTGTTTGTGTATTTGTACGTTTAACAACATAATGATTACTTGTATCTGTGCTTTGTGCTGCAAATCTCCATGCACTAAATTTAACGTCAATTTCATAAGAGGTCCCTTGATATAACTTAGAATCTACGAGCACAGTTTCTTTATTACCATTACCGTCTAATACAACATCGCCGTTAGCATCTGTTTTATATAACGTGTACCAATAAGCATTATAGAAAAACTCTAGTCCTTTTCTCCACTTTGTCCAATTACTATCTAAATCATATTGTTGAATCACAGTACGTGTTACTGATGATCCAAATCTTCGATTACTAGGATAAATACCTGGAGCAGCTATTTTTCCTGGCTTTAAGCTTTTATCAATGTTCTTAACAGAGGAAACTTTGAAGTTACCAAAGCCATTCTGTTTCTTGGACATTAATACCAGCCGCCAGAAAATCCTACAATAGGACCATCAGTAACGTTAGCTGCTGATTTACGAGCAACCCATAGACATGTACCTCCAGGTACAAATAATGCCTGATTTCTGGAAACAGTGCCTACATTAGGAACAGGAGCTAATGTAAATGGCATATGTTCCCATTCTTTCTTTGTTGGTGTAGCTGCATTATCAGAATTAAATGATCCTATAAATACTGAATCAGTCCTCAAGAAATCAGATTGAGAACTAAAATAAAGCATCACGGTATAAACAGTGGTGCCTCTATTTAGTGCATAGATATCTTCAATAATACAGCCATCAGTACCGATTGCATTGACTGCAGCGATAGCTGTATTAGTGCCTTGAATGTCAATTAATGTAGCACTGCCTGTAATTGCCTTATCTGTGTTATATACAACATGTAAGGGGCTATCAATTAATAATGGTTGTTTGTTTGTTGCGGTTGAAGCCATTGTAGTTTACCTTAAGCTGCTTGTGAACGACGTTGTCCGGTTTTAGTATTCAAGCCAGATTTCTTCGGTTGAGCGTCCATAGCTGTAGCTGTCTTCGCTACATCAGGAGTACCAGCATTTAATGGGATACTATTACTACTCTGCATAGGCATTTGTAATGGTATCGAACCAGTCATTGGTGCAGCAGATCCAATCATGCCCATACCACTCATCTGCTGGCCTTGATTAAATTGAGAAGGCTGTACTTTAACATTTAAACCACGTTTAGCTGCATCTGCGGATGCTGCCATACCTGTCATATGACTCATATATTCACTAGGAGGCTGTGGTATTGTTCCATATGCGTACCTATTATTTTTTACACCTATTGGCTTATTCTCTGGAATCTGAGATCTAGCAGCAGCCTGTACAGGTGTAGTCGCCGGAGTAGTTACTTGAAAATCACCATATGGTGTTTTATTTGGTCCATATTGCTGAACCATCGTACTAGTTACATTAAGAGGGTTTCCTTCAATTTGTCCAGGTAAACCAGTCAAAGTTTTTGCTAACTTAGTACGATTTTCTTGACCAGGCACCGTGAAGCCGTTATTTTCAGCTTCTGTCTTAGGTTTTCTGTGAGTCCTTGATTTTGAATTCATAATTACACGCTATAAACAGAGGATGGATTATTGGCTGTGTGGCCAGCGGAGTCCTTAATCATTGCAACTCTATTAATTCGTTCTTGCTGAACTGGATCTACTTCAGGATCAGTTGTTGAAGAATTTTGAAAATCTTGAGATTCTGAAGAGTAATCTTCATCAGAAATGGACATATTTTCTGATGAATCCTGATAAATAGGGCTGGGTCTGCCTACTCCAGATATACTTGGATTCCAATCTTGCCCTTGAGCAACGTAAGCAGCTTCTTCATCAGTAGGTTTATTCCTACCATGAGTAATTTTAGTCCACCCACTTCCAATAGTCATAGTTTTTATTTAATCCTCAATCTAGTCTAACCTATCTCCATGTTTTATTTAATTCCATTCTTGACCCAACTGCTGTATCCGCAGGGCCTGGAACTGCCATGATAAACTCACCGCCTGATCTTATAAAAGCATTCCTTCTTACTTCAGGTCTTCTATAATTTGCTACATACAAAGTCTCGGCTAAACGATCGCATTCTCTTAAATATACTTCTCTAAAATCAGCATCAGCTTTTAAGGGATCAGTCGTTGCAATTGCACGTTGAACATCTCCTGAGATTTGCTCTAATCTAGAGAAATTAAAGTTACCTGTACCTGATGCATTTGTATAATCGTCTGGGAAAAATGCGCTTGCTTTCCATGCAATATCACATCTTGTTACTTGATATACCACCTCAGTCAACCAGTACTCATCTGGAACCATTGACATAGCTTCTTCTAAGCGTGCCCGATCACCAGCAGGTAGCTGAGAACCAGAATTATAGCCTAGATGAAATCTAATTTTAGATTTATAAAAGTCATCAATAACCATTATGCTAATCCTCCGTATGTACTAACCATTTCTGTATATACCTCTTCAATATGTTTAGCTTGCTCTGGAGTTACATTACCAGTTTTTAGTGCGGCTAATGCTTGTGCTGTTTGAGAAGGAGTAGTTGCTGCAAGGACTGCTCCACCTGAACCTCCCAACATACTGGCTACTAAATTTCTTGCTACACCTGCTGGCCTAAACCCTGCTCTTCTTACAGGACTAAATCCTTGGTTTCTCATAATAGGATCTTTTATATATCTATCTGCTTGATTATTTAGGACATTTCCTCCAGCACTGGCTGTATAGCCTAAGCCTCCTCCTGCTACACTATTTGCAATAAGATCTAATTCTGAATTCACATCTTCAGATTGCAGTTTTAATAGTAGTGCCTCTTCAACGGTCATGGTTACATTCCTATTGCTAATTAAGCACTGCTAATACTATTGTTATTGTAACTAATTAAGAAACATTGATTATCCAATAAAGATTAAATCGTCTTTTATGAATTGTTCCCAATTTACTCTAGGAATATTCTCTAATTGTTTTAAATTATGGAAACGTTCACCTGATAATGACATCCGCAATTCCACAATCTTTTTTGCAGTAGCGTAACCAACACCTGGCAATCTTTTTTGGATCTGCTCAGCTGTAGCTACATTCATATTTAATCTGAACTCATCTATTGGAATAACTCTTTTTGGAGCTTGTTCCTCTTCTGGAGGTTTAAGCTGTGGAGCAGATACTTTAGTTAATCTACCCTTCTCTGCACTATAAGGTATTAGGCGTTCACGGCTCACATAAGTTATTGCCCCACCAGAGTCGCGTACTGCGGCAAAGTCTTTATCATGTGTACCTATAAACTCTAATAATTTACCTGTCTTTGAATCTTGAAAAAGATCTGTTGACTCTTCGGCCATATTAATCAACCTATTACTAGTATCATTATAAGCATAAAAAAGGCACTCTGTAGTGAGTGCCTATTTTAGTTTTTAATTGTTTATCATGAAGAACCAGTTTCAGTGATAAAGCTTAAATTAACATCATCCAGACCAGGAGCTGCATGAGGTAAGAAGTAACCGATTTCAACAATAACCACAGAATGGTTAGCTGCATCATCGCCTTTACTTAAGACGTTACCTGTTACTTTAGCTGTAATTGCTGTATCACTACCTAAAACATTACCTAAATTAGTGTTCAACCTAAAGTCACTAGCTGCGCCGACAGTGAAAGCTCCGCCACCTGCAATATTAGCAGAAGTTTGTGAGCATCCTACATTTGCTGCCAGGGGTGTGGCAGCAGCACCTGTTCCAGGGGATACGACAGAAGATGCAGTGCCTGTGGTGGCCTTGCAGTTTACAGCGTTGATTGCAGATCTATAGATCAAAGCACCTTTAGGTACAGTCATAGTCTTATCTAGACGAGGCTTGTCATCTTGACGAAGATCAGGTGAAGGTACCTTAAGGGTTATTACATCATTAGGCTGCTGGTCTCCAGTGATGTAAGCTACACCAATTACAGAGTAGAAATCAACACCGGGGAATGCCTCGACACCTTGTGCCTTATAGGCATTCAGTCGGGCTACAAAATTACCAGGATAAATAATAGACATATCAGTTACCTCCTATTAAGCCAGAACATCTGTAAGGGAGTAAGCAACAGTAATGAAGTCCTTATTAAGGATTTCAAAACCAGCAAACAAGGACCAGATCATAATAATGAAACGACTAAAGTCATCGTTGTTATTAAGGAGAATCTGAGCGTTGTTGCCACCAATGCCTACGCCTACAGCTTGTGGACCAAAGAAAATCATGGGAGCTGCTACATAAGTATTCTGATTATTGTCAATTGTTGCAAGAGCGTCCTTTTCAGGAAGGTTTGTAGATTCAAACCAACGAACACCTTCAAACAGGAAGCCTGTAGGCATTACTGGCTGACCAGCAACGAAACCGGCTTGACCATAAGCAGGGCCATTACCCATATAGTTAATTGCACTTGGTGCCTGGTTCGGCATCATGGGATTTACCATTCCCTGACCGGGATAGCGTGCAATTTCTCTGAAGGACGAGTCTTGACGGAGATGCAACATTGCAGTTGGATCTACAATACAACGGTAATAACCGTCAGCAAATGTAGGAACGTTGCGCTTTCTCATGTCTTTGACAACTGCAAGCAGGTCGTCAATAACATTGAATTTAGCTGTTGCAGCTGTGTAGCCAGTAAGGCTGCCACGAGCTTTACCGCCTGGATAGTAGTATCCACCTTGGCTACCACTTGCTTGGCTACCGTCGTCACCTTTCATCAGTTCGTCTGCAAAGACGCGATCACGCCAGCGGCGATAATCGTCAAGCAGGGTGAGGCTACCAATTGACTGGTGGAATACGTTTAAGTTACCAGTATCTAGCAGTAGTCTCTGAGCGGTGATGAGGGTTTCACGAGCAACCTTAAAGGTTGAAGGCTGGTCAACATCTTTTGTATCGGCAGGACCAGTGTATTCACGTAATGTGACCAACACTTTGTCTTTGACGATATTGCGAGCGCTAGCTGTACCAAGAGTTTGATCAGCAGTCCTCTCGCGTGAGTCCTTAGTGCCAGGGGCTCCCCAGAAGCGGTAACGATCCAGCTGCACGGTTTGGCCGGGCTGCTTAGAGAAATCATGTACAACTACTGGCTCTACTGCCATCTCAATGATGTAAGCAGGGTGTGGCCTGTATAGTTCTGCACCAAGGAGCTTCGGAAAATCATTATCAATCCACATAGGATTTAATGCTCCATATAGCTACAAGGTTTACAAATATGGACATTAACTTGCCCACATATATCGATGATAGTAATTATAATCTAGTTATAAAACCTTTTCCCGAGAATATATGGAAAAGTTTATTGATACAAGTGAGTGGGTTCCTATTCATACTATCCCTGGTTTTGAATGCTGTATTGAATATTACATCAGTAAAGAAGGTGAAGTTAAGAGTACGAAAGGGAACACTGAACGATTACTTAAGTATAAATTCCACAAAGCTGGATACCCCATGGTTACACTGACGCAACGTATTGGCAGACGTAAACCTATATACGTCTGTGTCCATAAACTTGTTGCACTAGCCTTTCTACCTTCTCCTACAACACCATATGGAACTAATAAAGGGTCTACAATTATTGAGCATATAGACAATGATAATTCTAATTGTCATTGGACAAATCTTCGATGGGCTAAGCGAGTCAAAATGACGTAGAATAGTTATATCTATTTGTATCGTTAGTAATGTCTGATAGCATCTATTTAAAGGGATTCGGTCAAGCTATTCGTGAAGAAGGTGATAGTATAACTCTCACTTCAGGTAAAATAGCCCAACGAGTTACTAAATGGTGGGGATCTGGTCTAGGGAAAGTATGTGTACCCTCATCAGTGTTTGCTATAACTACAGATGAAGGAACTAAATTAAGTCTAGTTGTTGCTGATCCGGCAGGTTCTAGATTACGTATTAAACATGACGGGAAAGGCAATCTTGAATTAAGTGACTTTTTTGGTCTAGAAAGAGCGGGTCTATTTCCAGAAAACAATCTGATCCCTTCCGCTCTTATTAATGATTATGTTTTCCCAAGTAGTCCTCGTGGAGTAGTGACTTGCATCTCTGTTGGTACTTTACCTAAAGACTCGAAAATTGGTGACGTACTTCTCAGTGGTAAAGGTATTATTAATATGAGTAAATCGTCTACAGCTTCCTATACCGTAACAGCTACTGGTGATTCAACTGATAACGTAAGTACATTATCAGTCACCGATAAAAATGCAAAAATAGATGAAAATAAAATTACATTTTCCAAAGCTGGTACATACACTATAAAGGTATCTGTTTCTAGTGAAACTGCTAGTGACTCGCCTAAGACTGCGTCTATCTCTGTAACAGTGAAATCATCTTAATCTATACCTACTTTAAAGACAGGGGAATAAGTATAATTAGATTTAACAACTTTCATGCGTTGATCTGGTGTCATTTCTTTAAATGATAATATATCTGTACCTACTGTACATTTGATGTTATAAGGCAAGCGTTTTGTATCTCTAGCATGCACTCCTATATAAAACTCATCTTTATAATTAACGTACATTTTATCAAACGGATGCTCTTGTTTATCACGATTATATAATCTAACATCTAAACGAGAGTCTATATACTTATTATTTGTTTTAAGATTCTCAAGATTTATCCCTACGTATCCATCAGCATATCTAGGAATAGATGATACTATTATTGCTGGATGGTAATCATTTACTATTCCTAAATCTAAAGTTGTATCATATATCACTGGGTCATAACCATTTACAGTAGAGTTATCTTCGTATGTTAATGACATGGGATCCCATCCATCTTCTCCTTTATAGTCAATATAAGTATCGACAATGTCGATATTGAATTTAATGAACCTATTTTCTGCTCCGAATAAACCAATACTATCTGAATAAGTTACAGAATAACCGGCACAAGTAACACTTTCCTGTGCTGCTGATTGAAGCGAAGAGCCCTTACTGAAATTTAAAGACTTAGAAACACTTACATATTCTTGTTGTGTGCTTCCACTTGAACCGTAGCTAATAGTATCATTTAATACCTTTTCAGTGACATCCATAATCTCTACACCGTCCTTACTTCTATTGTAGATTACAAGTAATTATCAATCATTTCACTTCTACTTCTAAGAGTTTTTAGAGCTTTAGTTTCTAATGTCCTTACACGATCCCTACTCATGTTAAGTATCTGACCAATCGCAGTCATTGACATTGGTTCTAAGACATCTTCTCCAATTCCATACCGCATCCTTACAACTGCACTTTGCATTTCTGGAAGATCATCTATCATGTTTTTTATATCTTCTTTGATGTACAATTTTTCAAGTAAACTTTCCGGTGATTGGCTTTCATCTTCTAATAGATCTATTAAGCAAGTGTCTCGATTTTCTCCAATTTTAATTTCCAAAGATGTAGGCTGACGAGCTTTACACATTAAATCTTTAATGTCATCTACTTTTAAATTAAGCTCTTCTGAAAGTTGAAATACGTCTGGAATTTTTCCATTAATTTGTGACAACTCTCTTTGAGCCTTCTTCAATCGATTTAAGTTTTCAGTTACATGGATCGGTAATCGTATTGCACGGGATTTCTCCGCAATGGCACGAGTGATCCCTTGACGAATCCACCAATAAGCATAGGTACTAAACTTATACCCACGACCAGGGTCAAACTTTTCCACACCACGGACCAGCCCAATGGTTCCTTCCTGGATGATGTCAAGCAATTCCATGTTCCTTTTGGTGTACTTTTTGGCCACTGAGACCACCAAACGGAGGTTTGCCGTGACCATCTTCTCTTTTGCTTTAGCACCATCGCGTAACTCTCTTCGTAGGTCTTTGTAATCAATGCTTAGCTCTTTAGCTAATTCTTTGTCTGTTAGTTTGACGCCATCACAAGATTCACATGCATTACGTGTATCTTCTAATTCCATCATTCTTTGTACTTGACGCCCTAAGAGTATTTCCTCATCATGCTCTAACAAAGGTACTCTTCCAATATCCCGTAAGTATGAACGTACGGAATCTCCTGATGCTTTTTGTTGCGGCATATTATTATCTTTATCTGTAATTACTCTAGCATCTCACGCATGTTTAAGCAATCCATAATTGCACTTTCTGGACTACATCCTCCCTCTACTACTTCTCCAACACATCTTGCAAATCTTAGACTTTCTTTGGGCTCTTTTTGCTTACCTTCCATTGTCTCAACAGCCATTGCTTGAGCAGCGTGCTCTTCATATCCTTTTGATTTATAGTTCTCCCATAACCTCATAAATCGTTCTACAGAGGAATCTACATCTGTTCCATGATGGAACATTTCAGCTGTAATCATGTTTGCAGCTTCACTTGGCACACCATCTGATTTCAGATGTTGCCACATAGCTTCAAATAATTCTGGATCTTCTACCAGCTTTCCTGCAAAATGCACGATATTAAAGACTATACTTATTTAATTGTACAACTTCTAAATATATAGCTGAGTATCGACGTTGTAGTAAGTATCAGCATCATTAGTAACTGTGCCTAGTTCTGGATTACCTCTTGATGCATTGAGTAAATTAGCCTTTTCAACTGTTTTACCCATGCTATTTAAGGCAAGCCCTTGAACATCAGGAGCTGTACTTGTCAATATCAAAGCCATGTAATCATTGGCATACTTTATTTGCTCAGCAGTCCGCCTATTATTCTCAGTGATCTTTAAAGTAGTGCTGTTGATTGCTTGTGTCGCTTGACCAGCACGAGTCATTCCAGCCTTAACTGCATTATCACTAGATGCTAATGCTGCATTTGTATAAGGTTGATTATTCCCTGCTGGGTTTGTTATCGGTGAACCGTCATTCATGTTAGAAGTTCTAGGGCCTGTCCTCATGCCTAACTGTCCGGCTGAACCGGCTAAGTAATTCTGAGTAATGTTTCTAGGATTTTGATTGGCCATTTCAATTAAAACGTGATTAATAATAATAATAATAATATACTAAGGGACTGAATACTCAGCCCCTAAGTTTAATCACATATCATTTACAAGCAACTTACTTTGTAAAGCGCCTTGCGGAGCTGAAGATAAGTATTGCCATGCATTTTCAGGACTCTGATCCATTATTTGGCTAAAGCTATTCCAGAAATTATCTGTTCTAGCTTGTGCTCCTTGTGAACGACCTGGGGTAGGCATTGCCATCTGAGGTCTTTGGAAGTTAGGAGGAACACTTCTATTCTTTTCCTGATACCTAATTTCTTTAGCAAAATTCTGCTGAGCACGCTGCTTCTTCATTTGAGCCTGTTCTTCTCTTGTAGGCGTTGGATAAGGACCTTTAGGACCATAGAATCCATTCACGTAATCAGCAAGAACGTCTGGATGAGTGAGAATCAGATTCATTGCCTGCCTTTCTTCACCAGCTGCTCTGAGCATGGTGCCCATTTGTTGACCCTGCTTGACTTGTTGGACAAGTGCATCTTCAACAGCACATGCGTACTTATTTAGAAGATTGGGGGCTTCAGCTCCGAAGTGTTGAAGAACTTCAAGACTTTCGTTGCTTACCTGACTTAGATACCCGTCTTGAGCCTGGCTTGCTCCTTGCTGGTGCGCCTTCGTTACCAGGCTTTTGACCTGATCCCGCGAGAAGGCTTGGGTTGAAGCTTGGGGCTGATATGTCGGGGCTGCCGAATACTGGGCTTGCTGCTGTTGTGTTTGAGAAGCCCAAGCTGCTGGGGTATTGGCCTGAGGCGTTGGTGTCTGGTAAGCCGAGTATTGTACCGGGGCCTGGGATTGACTTGGCGTATTCAGGGACTGGCTTAGAGCCTGGAACGCGGCCTGCCATGGATTGCCCTGTGCCGCCGAACCCTGCTGGGCCGGAGCCTGCTGGTAGGTTGGAGCCGGAGCTGTCTGTTGGTAAGTCGGTCCCGATACCTGCGAGATTGATTGTGGGCTCGTCGCGTATTGGGCGGCCGAGTTTGGAGCGGACGCGGTCGGCATCGCTGAGGGTGTTGGGGCCGGAATTGTCGCCGCTTGGTTTGTAACTTCCACTGTAACTTAACTCCTTACGTAAAAATTCAAGTGATCTATATAAGAATCCTGTGATATCAAGATTCGGGTCAGACGCAAGAGGTAAATCTGGTGTCTGAGGATGTGGCAACTGATAAAGTTGCCCTAATAATCCAATGAAGCTGCTTAAAGACTGTTGTGTTTGTTGGACCATTCTAAACGGATAACCGCTTAACATTGCCGCTCTTTCTTCATCAGTTTTACCTGGGAATAAATATTTAAGAGCCTCAATAGAATCAACGCCAAGTTCTTGTAGGTTACGTACGACGATACTGTTATTTAAAATATCGTCAGGACTTGCTTCAAAAACTTCGCCTTGCCAACGCCATGCAACTTTTGTGCTGCCGTCAGGAATAAGACCAACTACACCTGGAGGAATATTTCCTGTTTCCAGTGTATCACGAATTAATTGTGACCTTGTTTCTGCATATAGTTTTATGCTTTTTTTATACTCTTCTTGAGCAACTTCTAATGCTGCTTCCTTTCCTTCAAAATCTTCAGGTAAAGGAATGTCAGGCTTCTCTAAACCTACAGCTTGTGCAAACGATTCTTTAAATAAATATTCCTCATGCTTTAGGATCATTGCAAATATTTTGCATAATCCATATGTAAATAATGATTTCGCTTTCTTCTCTGCTGTAGCGGCTACACGTCCATATAGCGTTTTAATTTCGTATGCCGTTGATGCCAAATTAATATCTATATCATCAACACCGCCAAGTGCTAAACGTATTTCTGAACGATATTGTTTAACGTACATATTTTGATCTCCTGAAACACTGTCAGGCGTCATGTACGATATACGATCAGTTGGTTCAATGTTTGCTATGACACGGGGGACTTTGATCTGACCATCTATTGCAGACGGTGCCCCAAAAGGTTGATTTGTACGTGTGCCAGGACGATCAGCAGAGTAAAAACCAGCCATAGAGCTAATCGTTGGCCGGAATGTGCTATCTTCTCCAGATTCAATTAAATCATGCTTAGGACGGCTTGAAATTAATGTAGGATTTCCAAAGAACTTTAGATTTTTTCTAATATTTCTAACCAATTCATCGTGATACAAAATTTGATTTGCTAACCAGTCAAATTCTCCATTACCTGTAGCTTCCCCAGTACAGTCCATATAATTATAGACTTCAACGGCAGGGATGAATCCAAGACTATTTACAAGAGTTTCAGTCTTGCCTTGTTGATTCATTGCAAAATTTGACATCTGATTATTGAATTCAATCTTTTCATCAGAAATCGTTTGCTCAATTTTATCCTTATACACTTTAATCCTTATATACTTCTTTTTCCCTTTCCTAGGATCTACTATTCCATAGTTATCCACAGGATTATTATCTTTTACATTGAAATCATATACAAATTCAACACTATCTAAATCTCCATTTTGATCACGGTACGCACGATAGGCTTCTTTCGGGAAGTATAAAATCTGATAACTATCTCCTGAAGGTCTAAAATAAAACAATCCTTGTCCATCACATAAGAAATAATCAACAATGCTTTCTAACTTCATTTCTAACATGTTCTCTTCGCATACTTGAGCGATCAATTCTTTACGCATACCAAATGAATCTTGCTCAGCAAAGAATTCAATGCCACGTCGTAGCATGAACATTCTCATCTGAGCTAAATGAGATGAGACAATCATAGAATCTACCGCCATGTCTCCACGACGTTCTTTTGCAGCTTCTAGTATCTGTTGAAATTGATTGTTAGTTGTTGATTGATTATTCATCTATTACCTTTGTTTTCTATAGTTTAGCTAAAGAGCTTAAGGTCGGATTATTCTGTCTTAGATGTATTTGGATTACCAAAATTAAAATTAAATCCATCTAATCCTAATCCCATCCTCCCGAGCAATTTGAATTTATTAAATCTATTCTGCTGGTCAAATAAACTAGTCATTTGTCCTAGTGCTCCAGCTAGATCTTGTTGATTAATCGGGGAACTCGTTAATGCTCTGTCAGCAGCACCCTCTGAAATTCTTGCTCCTGCATTAGAAGATTGATCCATTAAATCAGCATAAGCATCTGTTTTCATTAAAGTTTCCCAAATACCAGGATCGTCACCGCCACCTGCATTGTAGTTACGTACAGATTGATCTATATAGGCATTAGCACCGCTTACACCACTAATCAAAGACAGCCAATCATTATCTTGAGTGGTATCATTATCTTCATAATTTAGATCGAGGCTATTATCATCTGCTGAACTATAATCGTCACCCCTATCATATAAATAATCAAGAACAGCATTTCTATTCCCGATTACTACATCATCACCGGCTTCTATGTCTGAAACGTCCTTAATATTACCTTCATTTATCTTAGTGTCTATATTTAGTAACGAGCTGTTATCTCCAGTAGCTTGTGAGCCTTCTCCAGATGCTGTAACGATACTGTTACCAGCAGAACCATCACCACTAACTAGATCCTCTCCGGCTTTACCGCCTGTAACAATTTCTGAGAAATCTCCAGCCGTTTGAGCGGTACTATCTTTCCCGCTTGCAGATGAAACAAGCATATCCTCTCCAGCTACCGCACTGTCCTTAATGACATCCCCTTCACCTGTAGCCATACTGTCATCACCAGATGCTGAAACAATATCCCCTTCATATGTAGCCAGACTGTCATCACCATATGCTCCAACATTATCCCCTTCATATGTTGCTTGACTTTCATCACCATATGCTGAAACATTATCCCCTTCATATGTTGCTTGACTACCGTCTCCACTTGCTTCTTGTCCTGTATTAGCATCTGGTCCTACAATATCTTGTCCAGCTGCAAAAGCACCTCCCATATTTCCATCACCCGATTGACTAGGAGTTAAGTCATAGCCAACTTCTGCTAGAAGATCCTGCGATTCTTGATCTAATATCGCTCGCATATCAATTTCAGCTAGCTCCCGTGCTCTCTCTTCTGCTCTTAATTCTCGCCTTGCTTCTCGCCTTGCTTCTCGATTTGCTTCTTGCCTTTCTTCTTTAGCCTGCTGCTTTAATGACTGCCTCTCTGCTCTAGCATCTTGCTTCTGTTGTCTATTTAACTGTTTTTCTGCCCTAGCATCTTGCCTCAATTGTCTATTTAACTGGTTTTCTGCTTGTCTATCTGCTCTACCAGCTAATCTTTCTTCTCTATTTAGCATGTTATCTAGAATTTTCTGAGCATGCGGCTTTATAGCACGAGGGTCTGCTTGATCAAATCTTCCTCTAATATAATCACTGGATTCGTCCGCTCTCCAGCCCTTAACATCCTTTCCTCTAATGTAATCACCTAAATATTTATCTGCTTCTTCTACTAATGGTCCTTTTCCTGGGAATGACTCTTCTCCAAGGGCGTTTGATAAATTTCCTTGATCAAAGCCAGCTCCTGTTTGACCAGGCATCACAGGTCCTGTAGCTGGGGATTCTGCTCCTGGGCCTTCAAAGGTAATTGAATCTTTATAAGCAGCTTCATTATAAGCAGCTTCTTCATCTGCTCTAGTTTGTCTTTCAAGAATACGATTAGCTTTCTTATCTGCTCTCTTATCTGCTCTAGCTTGTTCTTTAAGAAGAGCCTTAGCAGCTTGCTTCTGCTGTCTGGCATAAGCGTTAGCTTCTTTCCGCTCATCTTTTGCAGCTCTTTTATCTGTCCTTAATTCTTTAATTTCACTTCGATTATCAGTAAAATCATCTTTTAATCCCTGCAGTGTTGAGGTATAAGTATTCGTATACGAACCAATATTAGGGTTAAAAGTATTAGGATTACCTGACCAGCCACGCTCATCCTGTGTGCCTATATCAGTGCCTGTCATATCACGAGCACGTCCTTCACTAGTGATTTCATCATATAGACCACCTCCTCCTGGAACATTCTTACCAACTAATTTATTTGGATTCTTATTCATCCAATTAATGATTTCTTGAGTGGAATATCCAGCGTCAACTGCTGCCCTATAATCAGCATGTCCAAAGTCAGATCCTTGTCCATAGTTTGAACGAATAATAGGCCCCTTATCTTCAAGCTTGCTTATCTGACCTTTAAGGATTCCTTGTTGACCTTTAAGTTCCTTTAATCGTTGACGCTCTTCAGGTGTAAATTCAGCTTGTACAGCAGCCTTAACGTTCCCTCCTCCTGCATTATTATTTTTATTCCATCTATTCTGAACACCTTTACTTACTGTCGTACCCGACTTATTTAAGCGGTTTTCTAATTGGTTTCTATTAAATTTCAAGCCCTGCTGATTCATGCTAGACTTTAACGCTTTTAAATCCTTACCGCTAAGATCACCGTCTGTTAAATTACCCTTAATGTAATTATCTAACCATTGCTTAGACGCTCTCGTCTTCCCACTATTATTGCTAGCCATTGAATTACCTTAAGTGTTATTATTTTTATTTTAACTAATTTTATTTATTTTATAATTCAAATGAATCTGCACTGTAATCCAACTGAATTGATCCTCTTCTCATCAATCCTCCTATAGTCAATACCATAGAATCAACGGCATCATCATGTGATGCATGTCCAAAATTTAATAGCTCATCTTCTAATACATCCCATTTACGCCATTTATTCCACACAATTTTTTTGTGCTCATACAATCCAAGTACACCTCGTAATCTTGCTAACTTATCTCCTTTAAATCCTTTAACAGGTGAGCAGGATAGATTATAAAGGGCTCGATCCTCAAACATAATTCTTTTAAAATCACCTTCAAACGAGGTCTGATAGGCAACAGCTTCGGGCCAAATAATGCAAGGAGACATTGTTGGAAAATATTGGCTCTCATCGTTTTCTAATAATATATTCCAATCAGCTAACATCTCACATAATATATCCATTTTTTCGATATTTCCCATCGATCTTATTCTTCTCTGATCGATTAAATAAATTTTCCCTTCTTTTATGCCAGCTAATGTGAATACTGTCCAGTCATTCTTTTCATTTAATCCAGCACTTAAATCAATGCCTACCCCTAAACAGTCATAGTCATCTGGAACTTCCGCCTTAACTATTAATTCTGGTGATATTCCTACGTCTGTTGATTGTACAGCTGTATTTAAATACTGATAAGCAAAAGCTATTCTATCTTCTACCTTTCGTTCGTTTAAATATTTCATTGACCAGAACTCAGGCCAGTATGAACGTTGCCTACCGTCTGCATCTGTTATAACTGCTTTTTGAACAATCTGCTTCCAATTATTCTTTGGTATGAACAACGTAGCGTGAACGTCGTCAAAGTGAAAACGTGTCCCGAGACAAATAGCACGAGCGCCTTGGAACATCGTTGGAGCGATAACGTTAGACCATGTTTGCTCCATTTCACGGCGGATATCTGGGTTATTAATTGAAATTGCCGATTTGATTGGGTCATCAATAAGGACCAACTGTGACCGCTTTGACGTGATAGCACCTTTTAGGCCTCCACATGCAACAGTAAATGCTTCCTCTCCTGCAGTGTCTACTCCTGCAAACTCATAATCAATACTCCAATATTCATCTGACCTTTTAATCTTAGATAACCGTACCATAGGATATATCTCTCGGTACTTTGGACTCGTCAGAATACCTTTTATAGTTGCAGACTTAGCTCTTGAGATGTCTACCATATAAGCGATATAAAGAATCCTTAGCATCTTCTTAGCTGCAGCATGTCGGCCAATCATCCAAGCTGCATATAAACCAAGGACAGTACTTTTGGCAGATCCACGCGGAGCAAGTATTGATGTATTAGGACCTGCTATTCCTAATAGACATTCACTATCCTTACCCGTACATAGTTCTTTATGCCACTCTCTCATATGTTTAGCTGGTGGCTTACCTAAAATTTTACAAAAAACTGCAAAATCATCCCTAGCCTGTAGTACTTCTGCTGAGGGTGCCTTTGTCGTAACTTTTGTAGCTGTCATTAATGCGCTACGACGATAAGCAAGGGAGATACTAGGAATTGCCATAAGTCGATCTAACCTATAGTTAGTCTATACAGAATACTTAGTTTTTAGGAATCTATTGATAGCTCTTTCTTCTTGTTTTGATAGCCATTTACTATACTTTACTTGAGCCCTATAATCTTGAAAAGCTCTCCCCATTGCAGCTGCATACATTCTTGCTTCTAGTTCTCTTCCGCTTGATAAAGATAAATCATCTGAACTGTAACCAGATTTTCTTGGCAACCCAGGCGAACTTAAATTAGTAATTGCAGTAGGCTGTAAAAGGGGTAGTTCTGGAAAAGGAGGGCGCATAATTAAGAGTTGCTCAATTCACTATAAACTTTAGCCCATATTGCATTTATAGCATTATCGATCGGTTCAGAAAACTGGGAATCATCTTTAAATATAGATGTAAGTTCTCTCATTACTCGATCAGCACCAGCAAGAATTAGCCCACGCTTATCTGTTGATCTATTAATACGTTCGCTGGTCTCAATGTGAGAACGTAATTCTTTTTCAAGTGCAGCTAACCTAGCAGCTCCATCACTCCCCTTAATTTCACCACTATTGATAGCTAAACGTAGATCTTGAATGTCAGAATGTAATGCTGCTATTTCACTATTTAAAATTTCTCTTCTGTTTAATTTCTTGTATTTCATCTTCACCCAGCGTACTAAATCATTAAATGTACCTGGATACTCAAGAATTCCTGCATATACCCAGATCTCAATAACTGAAGGACAGTTATCTGCAAATTCTACAAAATGATCGGAATCTGCTGCTGGAAGAGTATCTAACCATTTATCAACTGTATTTAAATATACTTTACAGTTTTTAGACTTAACCGTTGTCATTAGAAACTCCTAGCCAGATTCTTGGCATACTGATGTTGATTAGCTCTTGTTTTAGCTTGTAATCTATTTTCATGAGACATTGTACTTCGATCTTCAGTAGCTCTATTGCTATCTGTTAATCTACCTTCTGACGCTCTATTGCTTTCCGTAGCCCTAGTCTCAGCTCCTTCTGTAGTAAGTCGATTTGTATCTGTTAATCTTGTTTGCTCACCTGTCGTTTTTATTGTATCTCTTTCTTCTTCTGCTTTATTACTGTCTGTTAACCTAGTCTGCTCACCTTCTACTCCTAGAGTAGTTCTTCCTTCTTCTGCTCGATTACTATCTGTCAATCTTGTTTCAATTCCTCTCGTTTCCTCTAAAGCTCTCGCTTCAATACCTTCTGCAGCGGTATTTCCTCTATCCTGAACTCCCTGAGCATTAATTTCATTTATATTTGCATCTGATTGTGCTGAAATATTTCCTTGCTCTACATACCCTCCTGTAAGAAGTTCCTGTTGTGCTGCGGTTGACCTAGCACCTATTAATCCCTCTTCTAATTCCGCTTCAACTTCCATTTCGTCAATTTCATTCTGACTTGCTGCATCTGCTACATGAATGTTGGTCAATCCAGTAGCATAGATATTTCCTTGGTCTACTTGTCCTTTAGTAGTTATAGTATCCCTGTCCTCGTCGCCTTTTGCAGCAATTTCACTTAATTCAGCAACATTTTCAGCACCTATTTTGGTCACGTCTACAAAACCCTGATCAAAAATTTGATCATGCGTTGCTTCTGATTTAGCCTCAACTAAATCAATGTCTGCTTCGCTTTGTGTCACAATCTCATCAGTTTTAACATCACCTTGAGTTAGAACTAAATCCTCAGCAATGTCTCCCTCAAGCTCTGTTTGTGTAAGTTCATTATCTGCTTCAAAACCTGTCTGAACTAAAGTTCTAATTGCTTCATTATCTGCTTTATCTTCTCCCAAATCATGAGTTGCTCCCAAGAAACTCATTCCATAATTAAATTCATCTGCATTTAATAACGATGTGTTGCGTAATTCGTTTAGGCTAGCCACATTCATTAATGCTTCCGTAATAGCACCCTGAGTCCAAGCTTCACTTTCAGTTGCTGCATTTTCAAATGCAGCCTCTCCTATATGTATTGCCATCAGGTCTCTGGCTGCTTTATCAGCTTCAGTCATATCTTCTGGATCTTTTCCAGCCCAGGTCTTCCACATATTTGCAAACGATTCACCCATAGAGCCCAGTCCCGTAGATACCGTGTCAACATCTTCCTGATCAGGTGTTTCATCTCCAGCTCCAGGATTATCTTCGGTAGAGCCTCCAGCTCCAGGATTGTCTTCAGTGGAGCCTCCAGCTGGAGGACTGGGATTCATAAGACTATCCAGCAACCCAGGATTGTCTGCTAAAAACTGTTCAGCCGCCGTTAGTTTATTTTCATCTTCTTCTCCTTTGTTATCACCACTACCCTCATCATCATCCTTAGATAATGCATCGATCATACCTATAGCGTCAGATACCCTATTATCCTCTTCTCCGCCTTCTGAATTTTCATTAGCATCCTCATTTTCTTTATCTTTTTCATTTCGACGAGCCTCTGCTTTTTCTGCTGCAGTCAATCTTATTTCTTCGGTTTCTTCGGACACACCCTCACCTTCAGCTTCTGTACCACTTCTTGTGTTGAGTCCTGCTAATAATCCAGCCATCTCCCCACTATCTGAACCAGTACCTGTGCCACCTTCGTTACCAGTTACTGCTGGAGGAGCCGTTTCAGGATTAGATTCATAATCAGGAATATTTGCACCTGACGTTAATGAAAATTCTACTTCATCAGCAATACTTGTATCCTTAGTTTCTACAGCATCCCCAGGTTTAGGATCAACAACAGCTGGATTAACGCCTACTGCATTTAGCATGGCGGTTAAATTAGCAATACTTGGAGTGATATCTTTTATTCCTGCAGAATCGGCGGCGGTAATTGCAGCTGTATTATCTTTACTACCTCCAGTACTTCCAGTGCCTCCAGTATCTCCAGTCCCTGCAGCACCAGAACTTGTAGCACTAACCATCTCCTCATTTACGGTACTTGTTGCAGTTGGATCCCAGGGGACGGAAGGAGTTCCACCACTAGTTAAGCCTGATGTAGAAGTTCCACCGCTATTATTTATAATTTCGTTTTGATTATGTGCAATCAAATCAACATCGCCTTGAGCTACGGTTGAATAAGCCATTGCAGCTTCATGGGCACTTGCCCTGGCATCACCAGCAGTTCTATATTGTGCTCCCTCTGGCTGCCCTTTCGTATTATCGGTTGTCGCATTAGGATCCATGCCTATGTGCGTGTCTAATTTGCTTTGTCCCGCCCATATCTCTTCAGCAGTAAATCTGGGGTCATTTGGTATTCGGGGTTCATCAGGAGCAGGATTTGGATCACCCCTTCTTTCTTGAGGATTCCCAGACCATGGTTTAAAGGCTTGGTCTGCTAAACCCTGGATATCTTTTCTTTCGCCAGCATACTCAACAGCTTGTTCTCTCGGAGCTTTAGTAGTACCTTTTTGCCGTGCTATCTCCGCTTGACTTTTGTACATCATTTTGACTTACTTCAACTAAATACCTATCCCTATTCTAATATTATTAATTATTAGTAAAATAGACGAAGACTTCCTAATAAAAGCTATGTCTAACACAATGAATAGAATGGCTAATATCATTAATGCATCTGTTGATACTTATGGCAAGATAAGGGATTTAAATTCTTTTGACCTCAATCCTGCAAGAATATACCTATCAAACAAGGCAAATGAAGATGCTATAACTCAGGCAAATGAAAAAGCACAAATAGAGTTAGCTTTAAATGAAATGGATACTCAAGATAAGGCTGCTTTGGGTGAAGCTGCATCTAGGTATGACTTAAGGAAAGAACGAAATGAAGATATAACTGGGTCAATCGCTGCATTAGGTACAGCAGTGCTGAGAAGAATGGAGGATGCTGAATTTGATGAAAGACTGGCGGATCTCGAACGTGAATTAGGAAAATCCTCTATATCGACATCTTTACCGAAGGTTGTATATCAGGATTCATATGGTCCCTTAATTAATAAGGTGAAAGCAGAGAGGGACCGCATCCTTCGCGGAGAAGATCCTTCTGCTATGGAAATAGAATTGTCTAATCCTAATAATCAAAGTAACGAAAGAACTAACAATAGCGCTTCAAATTCTACTGGTAATGATGCCATCCTTGCGAGCTTCAACCCTAATAACAACAGACAGAGAGTTCCACTTTTGATTGGATCAACAGGTAGATCAACTGGTCCTCATGTACACCTTGAACTATATACTCCTGGGGGAAAGCCTGTGGATCCTACTCCTTATTTAGAAGATGGCTTAGTCTTTGGAGAAGATGGTCAACCATTTCTTACATCAACTAACCAAACTGATGGTTTTGGACTCAGGACACATCCAGTTACAGGAGAGCCAAATACAATGCATAGGGGTGTAGATATAGGTGGTGAATACAATCAACCAATATATATTGAGGGAGAAGTAGCTGACGCTTATGAAACACCAAATGGAGGCAAGACAGTAGTGATTAAAAAGCTACCAGGTTTCCCAGAGGGTTGGACACTAAAGGCTTTACATCTTAATGATTTGCCTATCGTTCCTGGAGCGATTTAAACGATAATAGCCCAACCGTCACTATCTCCAGCAACAGTCCACCGTGAATTAAGCAGATTGTTGGAGTACCTTTGATTTCCCCCTTCAGTTGAAATGTAATAGCCTGTAGCGTGATCTAACTCACCCCATGGGTCCATTACCCAGACCCCTTCCCCGAAATAACCGTATACACAGATCCAGTGCCCTGTTCCTGAAGGTGAAGATGCTGGGCCATGGTGCAATATACCAATTGGCACAGGAATCCCCTTGTCAATCTGATCTTTTAAAGTTTCTAATGAACAACTTTGGCTAAACCTAGCATCAACACCGTATCGACTGAGGGCTTCAATTTGTACCCACGCCTCAGTAGTATCCCCAATGCTGAATACTGTTTTAATGTACTCATCATCACCACGTTCGCCTTGTAATGTACCAGGCTTAATTGTTTCTAACAACATCGCGCAAGACGATGAGAAACAAGTTCTACTAGAATCTCTAAAATTATCCCTTTGTGAATAATACTTTGTATCTAATTTCTTAGGTGTCATACCTACATATAACTCTGGCTCTACACCTAAGCCTGACCAGTGATCATTATAAATAAACCATGTACCACCGTTGTGAGATAAGACTACTTTCGTATGACCATTTCCACTTTTTCCTTTCCAAACAACACTATACGTCTTTCCAGTTTCAACTTTTACTTTCTCAGTTTCAGGCAAAGAACTTGCTTGTATAGGCTCTTTTTTGAGATAAGTATCTATTATTGCTTCAATCTTATAAATAATTTCTGACTCTTGGTCTTCATACTGAGGTACACTTAAGTCCATGATCTATTTAATAATTATTATACTTATACATTCTATTACTTAATTACCTAACTCTCAAAATACGCAATTACGGCCAAATGTTCTTCAATAACCAGGATAAGGGGTTATTATCATCATTGGCCATACGAGTTTGTTTATCTGCTTCTATCTTCCTCAATTCCAAATTAATTTCTTGTTTCTTCCTCTCCAGATCAAGATTTTCCCGATGAATCTGCCTTTTAAGATCTATTGTAGCGGTATTTTGATTGTATATTTGTTGATTTTCAGCTTGTTGCTGTGCTAGCTCAAGTAACTTCATATTTAAGTCAGAAACCCTAGTATTTTTTTGGTATGTGAGTGTATCCTCCCTAGCCTGATCGAGATCAGCGCGCCCCAGCCCATATTTAATACCCCCAATTTTTAATTTTTGCGCTTCGATTATGTCCTTACGTTTATTAGCTGCTGCATTTTTGATTATAGCATC